TTACCGCGTTGCCCCGCCGTTGGCCATCAATGGCACAGCGGCTTCGTCCACGGGCTGAGAGCATGGCGTGTTGATCGAATAGAGGGCCGGACGCCCGCGACCAATCGCGGCCACGTCGCCTTGAAAGCGACCGATGCCACCTCGGATGTATTCGCTCGACAGTTCGATGCAGGCCCACTTGCGGCCCAACGCCTCCGCGACCATGCCGGTCACGCAAGAGCCCCCGAACGGATCGACGACCAAATCGCCCGGATCGGTCAGGAAGCGGATGAAGTATTCCGGCAGCAAGGCAGGGAAACGCGCTGGATGGATGTCGATGCCGTTGGCCCGGCAATACTCCTGATAGACCCCATTGCTCTCCGTGTTGGCGATGGCCAGCAAGTTCGGCGGCACCGATCCGCCGTTGTCTTTGGAGAACTTGTCGGAGATGTCGTGTCCGGACGGGCGCAGCTTGGCGGTGTAGCCGTTTTTGAGCAGGCCCTTCATCGAATCGGAATAGGGGGCGAGCACCCGCTTGTTGCTCGCCTTGGGGAATGGCGTCTTTGACAGCCACCACACGCAATTGATCGCGTCCTTGACCCTGACGCGGCGCACGTTGACCCATTCGGCAGGCGACGGCAACTTGGCAGGGTTCCACCAGTAGTGCTCTTGGGCCAAGTGGAAGCCGTATTCCTCGCAGAGCATCACCAGGAGCTTGAAGTGGTAGAGCGACCGAGTGGGCGAGCCTGACTTCCACGCGCCGCCTATGTCGATGACAAGGCTGCCGTCGTCTTTGAGGACGCGATGGAAGCCCTCGGCGAAAGGCCGGAACCATTCGCAGTATTCGGCGGCGTCCTCGTTGCCGTAGGACTTCTTACGGACCAGCCCGAAAGGCGGCGAGGTCATGATCAGGTTCACAGAGCCCGGCTTGACCTTGTGGTGCAGGTATTCGAGCGAATCGCCTTGGTAAATCTTGCCAAGGTCGGTTTTGTGGACCTCGATCAGGGGGCCGTAGGTCTTACCGTTGAGCTTTGCGACACGCTTCTTCTCTGGGGCGACAGCGACCTTGTGGAGGTGTCGGATGTAGTCGCTGAGCGACTTGAAGCCAAGAGCTTGCGAGGTGAACTCCATCTCCTCGCGTTCGTTGGCGGTCAGCCTCAGGCTGGCGATGTTTTCACGGGGCTCTGCAACGTGCGGGCGGACCATTGATGCCTCTTCTTTCTGGTTTTTCGCATTCATTTAACTAGCAGGCAAGTGTAATACGAAAACCACCCTTCCGAGGCCTCCTCTTCAATGGGCGTGCCATCTTCGCCACTGCCCGTCGTCTGCGCGACGCCAAGCCAATGCCGGGTGTGCGAAGCCGGGACGGCGGCAAGGCAAGAGTCGCGCTTACCATCCTCTCCAAGACCTTGAAAAGGAAAAGAAATGGCTCAACTGACCAAGCCCGAACTGCTCGACAGAGTGCTCCAAGGCCTGCGAGATGGCGGCTGGATGCCACTGGTGATTGAAGGAAAACACCCGTTCCTGGTTAGGGCGGCCAACCCTGAGCGCGCCTCGTTCGACCTGCGGGTCTACATCTGGAACTGCACCCACGGCGGAGGCAATCGGGCACCCGACGAGTTCCGCATCCAAGTCACAAGCGCGGTTCCGCACATCCATCCAAAGGAAGCAACGGTGCTGCTGGGCTGGCACGACGACACCCAGGTCTTCGCGGCATGGGACATCGCGGCCCACGACGGGCAGGCATCATCATCGCCCTCGGCTCAGATCAAAGAGGGAACGCTCCAAGACGCCCACAGCAAGGCATTCGCCACGCAGGTCAAGGACAACGAAATCGTCGCTGCCTTCCGGCCTATTTTTCTTGCTGATTACGCCCTTTCAAGCGCAAGCCTGCACAAGACCGGCACATCCCACCGCGACATCGCTCTACTTAACAAGCTTGACACCCTGACCGACGAAGAGATCGACGAGGTGGCCAACTCGAACCGCCGCACAGTTATCAGAACCATTGCAACAAAATACAGAGCCGCAAACTTTCGCGATAAGGTGCTTGGTGCCTATGGTCACAAGTGTGCGTTTTGCCAAGTGCAGCTAGCCCTCATCGACGCTGCTCACATAATTCCCGTTTCAGCACCTGACAGCACAGATGAAATTGTCAACGGCATTGCACTCTGCAAGCTTCATCACTATGCCTACGACAGTAATCTAGTTTCGTTCAACGAGGCTTATCGAATTGAGGTTAGCGAGTCCCGATGCAACGAGCTTGCAGCCGTGAAACAGAATGGAGGCATTGCAAAATTTCGGAACGCCCTGACACCAATGCTCCAACTTCCGGCCAAACAAGCTCTGCGCCCGAGGGCTGCCTATATCAGAGCATCACGACGAATTCGCGGATGGCGGGCGTGAAGACGGGCTTTCTTGCCTGCCCTTTTTGAGGCTAAAAGCGGCCACCGACTTTGGATGAAGATCACTTTAAGCTGGGTAGAGTCAGCAAGACACACTCAGCCTCTCTGCGTAAGACCAGTCCTGGCAGCACGCGCCCACCCCCATAGGCCCAGCGACGCAACTCTATGGCCGCACCAGCCCAATCCCGCTGATTGACCCGCCGCCGCAGCGTCGACGTCTGCAGACGCCCCGCCCCGAGGTTGAACGTGAAGTCCACGAGGGCCGCAACCCGCGCCTCGGGCTCCGTGGCCAGCACCGGGCAGTAGCGCAGCGCAGCATTGAACGCGGTCATCAGGTCGCGCGCCAGATAGACCTCGGCTTGGGCCTCCGTGATCGGCGGATGCTTGGGGTTACAGAGATGGCCGTAGCCAATCGTCCAATAGCCCGCTGGGCAGATGTACGGGTGTGCGCGGCCAGGATCGACCTTGGGCACGCGGTTAAAGCCCTCGAAGCGCTTGGCCAGATCGATGGCCGCCTGCGGTACGGCGATCACGGACGCACCCGGTCAAACACACGCCCGAGGAACCAGAAGTTAAGCACCCCAGCCCACAGCGCCTGATCGGCTTCCGTCCAGGCGTGCAGGATGGCCGTGCCCCAGCCAGCGCTAGCAGTGACGGCGGCCGCGAACGCCGCCGTCTTGGCAGCGCAGTACAGCGCCATGAACCAGTAGGTGATCACCGGCCTCACACTGACTGACAACGCATCGGCCCAGCGCACACCGGAACGCTGCCCCTGGGCAGTGACAGCCTCGCGCAGCGTCTCGATGGCACCGACGTTCCATGCCGCATCTGCGCTCGCGCCGATCTCGGCCATCCGCTGCGCGCCGCGTAACTTCTCAAACTCCAGCGCCTTGTCCTGCATCGCCAGTTCGTGGCCGCGCTCGCCTTTGCGGTCGAGCCACTTGAGGATTTCAGGTGCGAGACGGAAAGCCCCGCCAAGGAGGCCACCGAGCAAGGTTTCGATCATTGCGCGCCCCCCATCAGCTTGAGCTTGATGGCGGCACCGACCAGCAGCGCGGCCAGGATGCCGGTGGTCAAGACCTTGACGGTGGTCTGCCACGCAGTGCGGCGGGCATCGCGCCACGCTTCCAGTAGGTCGCGCAACTCGCGGATGTCCTTCGCGGCGCTGCCGTTTTCTAGGCCGAGATGGGCGAGGCAACGCTCGGCTCCGCGTTCGGCGGCACGGTCGAGCAGATCGTCGAAGTCCTCCTTGCGCAGAGGCAGCATGTTCTCCACGAGGGCGGTGGGCGCTTGTTGTTCGGGTTCAGTCATTGCAGGTCTCCAGAAATGCGAAACCCGCCTCGTGGGCGGGTTCAGGGTTGATCGGAAAGTTGGGTTTCAGATTTCGATGATTTCCAGCGTCAGGCTGGGCGCGACGCCTTCGATGACGTCATCGCGCACAAACACCTTCTGGCCGATGGCGGCGCTGCCGCGTGCGCGGATCAGGCCACCACCGGGCAAGGCGACGGTCACGCTGCCTGGGCCGACGACGCCCACCACCGTGCCCGCCTGCAACGGCGGATCGGGGATGAGCTGGCGGAACTGTTCGTAGAGGTTATGCATGGCTCTGCACTCCCAGCGTCTGCCAGACCTCGGGCATCCCGGCCTCGATCTGCGTCGAGCGCACGAGGCCCAGGCGGGTCACGCTGCCGTCCTGGTACTCGACGAAGGCACCCGGTTCGATGATTCCCGTCTCGGCCAGCACTGGTAGACGCAGGCTCACCTCGATCTGCTGCCCGGTGTCGGCCAGCACGGCGATGCCACGCTGGCGCGCCGCAGCGGCTTCGGTGATCAGCGCATCGACCACCATCGGGGCCAGCACATCGCCCGCCGTGCCTGCGCGCGTGACCTGACCGAGCACACCGACGTCCTGCCCCGACACGAACACGCGGTTGTAGCCGGGCTTCTCCACCCAGCGCAGCGACTCGCGGGCCACGGCATCGACGGGCAGCACGAAGTCGGGCGTGACGGTGCTCCATTCCCACGGGGCGGCCGGATAGCGATGGCGCACGCGGATGCTCTGGTCGGACGGATGCGGGATCAGGTAGCCCCCGGCGGCGCTGGCAATCGCAACCAAGGCTTCCATCCACGTGCCCTGCTGGGTGAACACCCCGGCCGAGACATTCCAGTCCGTCAGGCCCCAATCGATGTTCCAGCCCAGCGGGATGCCATTGAGCGTCAGCACGTCGTCCATCAGCTGCCGAGCGGTGCGCGCCTGCGGCTGCTGGAAATTCATAACCGGCGCGTAGGGGGCGGCCAGCACAGCGTTGCGCCCACGGCCCGAGATGCGGATGCTGGCGTCGCCAAACACGCGCTCGCGGCTGATGCTCTCGGCCAGCACGCGGAAGGCTGTGCCGTTGACGCTGGCCACCAGTTCGACCGGGCCGCCGTTGCTGCCGGGCGCGACGAGGCTTTCTGCAGCGGCGGGGAGTAGTGCCTCGAAGCCCCACGTCCAGGACGCGGCGTCGAGCGACAGCGAGAGATTGAACACCGGCACGGGCAAGCCATCGGGCAGCCGGTGCAGTGTCACGTTGTTGATCACGAAGTAGACCCTCCGGATGGGAACGACCACCGGCTCGCCATCGGGCGGGTCGATGTGGTTTTCGCAGAAGAACAGCAGATGGGCACTGGCCGGAGCCAGCGCAGCGAACAGCAGGTGGCCGCTCGGCGTGTAGCAGCGCGGCGGTTCGGGCGGCTCGGGGATCACCCACACGCTGATGCCGGGCGGTGGTCGCATCGCTTCCTGGTACCGCCCGCGCCAGCCCACCGGTCGGCGGCTTGCGCTCTGGAAGTCCGAACCCTGGCGCTGCGTCAGCGGTCGGGCGTTCTGCCAGAGGGCGAGCCGACCGGCGCGCTTGCTGCGGTCACCGTCCTGATGCGCGAAGCGCGTGGCGTCGCGCAAACGGGTGGCGTTCTGGAACAGGCCCGTCCGAATCTGCGCGATGGACGTCGCGTTCTCGTGGGCGAACCCGGTTGCGCCGTGCAAGCGCGTCGCCTGCTGCTGGCCGGTGCGCCGCAGCAGCGGCGCGGCCACCAGGATTGGCGGCAGGCGGTGCGCGATGCCGTGAACCGACACAGCCCCACGCTGCCACGCCGCGCCCCAGCCTGCGGGCGTGGCCGTCGCATCCTGCTGGCGCTGCGCTGCGCCGTCCTCGTGCTGCACGGCGTGCTGCCACTCGTGCGCCGTTTGGCCCACCGTCGGGCGCTGCGTGCGCGAGGCATAGCGCACCTCGCTGGTGAACACCACGCCGGGCAGGCTGGCCACGCCGACGTTGAGCGGCACGCTCGGGCGCAGGATGAGCGTGCTGACTGTCAGGCCCGGCAGCTCTGCCAGCAATTCGGCTCGGGCCGGAGGGATGAATTTGATCACGACGACCGGCAGCGGCAGCGTGGCACGCACCGTCATATCGTCGCGCGGGGCGATGTAGTTCGCCCCGAACACCAAGTTGGCGTTGGCGGCCGCCGGTTGATCGAACAACAGATCGACCAGCGGGGGGCCGACTACCACGGTAGCGGCGGGCACGGGCAACGTGGCGACCAGGGTCACCTCGTTGGGAGCGGCAGGCACGGCTTACCCCAAGATGGCCGACACCATCCGTGCATCTCCACCGAGATACAGGTTGGTGCTAGCCAGTTTCACGTCGCCACTGCCGTCCGTGCCGCTGCAATCCAGATCCAGGGCAGTCACGTCATTGCCGTTGACCAGCCGCGCCCAGGTGGCGATGCCAGTCGCCGCGATCAGCCCATCCTCCTGCTGCGTCAGTGTGAGCAGCCCACCCGCAATCGTGCCCGCAGGCTTGGTCAGCCTGATCTCCACCAGCATCGCACTGGTCGGCGTCGTGGACGGCGTGGCAGGCCGAGTCCCACCGTAGATGCGCAGTCGCGCTGGGCTCGCCCCCGCGTCAAGGAAGGCCAAGGTTCCCGCCAGCCGCGCCTCGTTGTGTTCGACAGTGATGGCGACGGTCACGGCATCAACTCCGGGCGTAGGTTGTCCGCGATCACGGCGCGGTACATCTGCTTGTGGTCGTAGCTGACCACGGTGTAGCGCTGGGACAGATCGATCAGGTCGAATCGGTACGCGCCCGTGGGGTCGCTCCAGGTTTCGGCCACCAGGACGCGGGTGTTCTCGCTGATGAGCTGCACCCGCCGCACCAGGGGCTGGTCGGGCTGTCCCTTCTCCTTGACCGTTCCGGCGATGAAGCCGTGGCCGCTGAAGTGGATGTCCTTGCGGCCGTTCGGAATCGGGTGGAAGTGCCAGTCGTAGCCACCACCTCGGTTCCACAACTCCGAGTTGGGACTGTTCAAACGCATCAGGTCGCAGTCAGCGTTGACGCCGATGTTGGCGGCGGGATCGGGCAGCACCGAGGTCGATCCACCGGTCATCGGCAGCAGATCGTCGGCGGCGTTCACGCCCACCGCCGCTGGAAACGCAGGCAAGCCCGAAGGCGTGTCACCAGCGATGGCGTGGACGCGGGCCGTGGCCCCGTACAGAAAGACGCCCGGAATCAGCTTGCCCCGGTAGGCTGCGTCTCCGACCTGGAACATCAGCACGCCACCGGCCTTGAACTGGATCAGGCGCGCCCACGGCACCCCATTGGCATCGAAGGCCCCGACGATCACCTCGCAGCGCAGAATCATCCGTTGGCCGACGTTGAAGGTCGGGGCCACGTCGCCCAGACCGGCAATGGGCTTCGCGCCATCGTTGAAGCCGCCCGTCACCGCTGCCCCGTCGCCGAAGCCGCTGTTCCAGCGGGAAACACTCCACCCACCTTCGAGATGGGCGAACCGGTAGCCCTCGGCACCGTTGCCCGTGGTCATCCACAGGCCGATGTGCTTGCGGGCGCTTGGGTCGGTCAGGAGCTCGACATCGGCCTCGAACCAGAAGTCACCGTGCGCCGTCTCGTTGAAGCGCAGGAGCGATTGGGCGTTCGGGGCCGAGATGTCGATGGCCTGCTGGGCGCTGTTGTGGCTGGCGGACATGCTGCCCAGCACCGTGGTGTAGCCGCTCAAAGGGGCGGTGGCGAAGGTATCGCTCAGTGGGTAGGCCACGGATCACCTCCAGGGCCCGGTGATGTCGAACGCGATCTGCGCGCCTTCGGTTTCCGAGCTGTACTGCGTCCTGACCAGCAGAAAGCGCTTGCCCGCCTGTCCGACCACGTTGTCGACGATGGTCTGGTCGCTGTAGGGACGGTCTTGCGGCATCCACAGCATCCCGGGCATCAGGCCACGCATATGTCCGTCCTCCTGCCTCACGTAGGTCGGCAGCAACCACAGGCTGTAGTCCGCCCCATTGGGGAACGGCGTCGGGCCACGACCGCAGATCTGCTGGCCGTTATTCGTGTTCAGGGAGGTCAGCCCGAAGCGCACCGGGTTGCCGAGCTGCGTGTGATTGCGCAGCAGCACCTTGCCCGTGAAATCCAGGGACGAGACCAGGCCGTAGCCGCTGAACTGCCCGGGATAGCTCCAGTAGTTGCTCATGCCCGAGTAGTTGTCGTCGGCGGCCAGCACCGTGGCGTAGTTGTCGCCCGGCTTGAAGCTGATGAGGTCGCCAAAGCAGTAGCAGTTGCGGCCATACCAGCCGTAGCCCGCTGCATTGGTGCAAAAGAGGAAGAACAGCCGGTCGTCACCGATCAGCACCCAGTTGCGAGCACCCGCACCGCTGTCGCCGTTGCTCTCGTACTGAGGCCCGCGAGCGTGGAACCATTTGTACCAACCCCACTGGCTGGCCGTGACCTGCTTCCAGTTCTGCGTCGGGTTGTTCGGGTCATAGGGGGCCTGCGCGCCGACGATGGTGTCGATGTCCGACAGGTCTTCGACGATGCCGACGTTGGCCCACTTTGCCCAGCCCGTCGTGTAGTTGGGCGTCTTGAGGCTGTTGTCGATCAGCAGGATGTTCTGCGGCGACTGCGGGTTCTTGCTGCGGTAGGCGGCCTTACTCGTTCCCGCGAACGGCTTCTCCCAGCCCAGCGGAGCCACCTTGGCACTCAGATTCGTGGTCGTCGTCGCGGGCGACACTGGTGCTCCCGTCACCGCGTAGGTGAAGGCGGTCGTGGTCGTCGTCAGTACGCGGAACGATCCGTTGTACTCGGGCTGCTCTGCTCCTGCGATCTCGACCACCTGAAATGGCCGATAGGCGTGCCCGCTGGAAATGGTGGCCGTAGCGATGCCATCGGCGAAGGTCAGCGTGTCGATGGCCTTCAAGGCGAAGCCGTTGACGAGGCAGGCATCGAGCATCGTCACCAGATCGCCCCAGTTGTTGCTGATCTGCGGCGCGCCGGTCATGCCGCTGTTGAAGTATTTGACGGTGAGGTCAGCCATTGCATTGATTCCTTATGGTCAAGGGGTGTCGACGTCGCCGCGAATCAGCAACGTGAAGTGGTCGTCGGGCACGGACTCCGGCCCCTGCTGGACGGTGCGCACCACCCACACCGGGAACTGGCTGCCGATGGTGTTGAAGCGCAGCACGTTGCCGGTGGCCCAGCCGTTGCCCCAACCGAGCGCGGGCAGGCGGAAGTACGGGACCCCGGTCGCCGGGTTGTTGGGCGCGCAGTCGGCGCTGGTGTTGCCGGTGGCGATCACGCCGACGTTCTCGCCGATGACCTCGAACGAGGTGCTGTTGGTCATCCGCACCACCCAGCGCTCGGTGAGCGCCCCGCGATTGCTGACCGTGATCGGGTACTGCGTGTGGTTGAAGGTGGCGGTGGCGGCGCTGCCCACCAGCTCATCCGACCAGCCGCCGTTCCAGGTGCTCTGATCGAACACGAGGTTCACGCGGGCGAACAGGTCTCCGGCCACCAAGGCGCTGGACACGAAGCTGCCGGAGGTGGGATCGCCGGGGCTGGCCAACGGATAGGCGTGCGTGAGAGGCCGCGTGAAGCTGATCTCACCGTTGATCTGCACATCGCGCACCACGGCCATGTCCTCGATGCGGTGCTCGATGGTCACCGGCTGGCTGTAGCCGGTCACATTGGTGAAGGTGACCGTGCCCGCTTCCAGATCGGTGACGTAGCCGGTGTGGATGACCACGCCGTCTTGACCGACCACGCGCACCCGCGACAGGCGCACCCGCGCGCAGTCGATGGTCTGGCCGTTGCTGACCGACGTCGTGATGCGCCCGGTGTGACCAACCACCGCAAAGCCACCGGGCCGGAAGATCGGCACCCGCCCGTCGCTGGGCAGGCGCACCGGGTCGATGCCCAGCAGGGCCGCGTCCAAGGGCAGATAGCTGTAGGCCACGGCGCTGTAGCGCAGGCTGGAGGCCGCCACCGGCTCGGGGCGGAAGATCTTGCCGTCCGGACGGACGTTCTCGGCATCGAACCACGGCTCCGTCTCGTTGCCCGCCGCCGTGACCACGGTGCCAAAGCGCACCCGCACGAGGCCGGTGTCGTAATCGACATTGCCGCTGACGCCGGACGCGCTGATCGCGCCGTCGATGCCTGCCGTCACGGTCTGCGTGCCACCGACGGCACGGGCGAACTGGATGGACAGCGATCCCGGGCGCAGCGGCGCGGCACCGGTGCGGAACACGTACTCGCTGGAGATGTTCTCGCCCACAGTGGTCACGCAACTGGCGCGCGTGATGCTGTTGGCCGCGCCCGCCGACCAGGAGCTGAGCGTCACCGCGCCCGAGAGGTAGTTGATGCTGCCGCGCGTGACCCAGCCACTGGGCGTGAATTCGCGCAGCGTGCCCTGACCGTTGTCGCCCCAGGGCTGGCTGCCTGTGATGGCCAGCAGCACCGTGCCGGTCACCACCTGCGCGTGCACGCCCGGCACCAGCCGAAACGACGGGCTGAACGCGAACGTCTCGCTGTGGTTGCTGGTCGAGCCCGCGCTGTTGTAGCGCAGCTTGACGTAGCCGGACTCGTCGTTCGGGTACAGCGACGGCGCGTCCACGTAGCGGATACCGCCGTAGTTGAGGCGGAACATCTGGCCCACGCCAGAGGCCCAGCCGAGGCGTTGCGCGCCATAGACGGGGCTTGGAATCTTGACGGTGACGTCGGGCTGGAACTGCACCGCGCCGGTGGCGTAGTCGACGCTGCCGATGACGACGCCGGAGCGCAGCACGTTGCCCGCACCATCGTCGCGGGCGTATTGCGTGGGATCGACGCCGTTCCACAGGCCCAACCCCATCGCCTGAATCTGCTGCAGCGTGTAGACCCCGAGCACGGCGGTGTCGGTCAGGGTGTTCCATTCGATCTCCAGCGAACCCGGCTCGATGGAGCCCAGAGTCGCGGTCACCGGCACCTTGCCCTGACCGTCGCGCGAGGGGTGCGCGAAGCTGTCTTCCTGCTTGGGGCCCGCGACGTAGTCCACCGTCAGCAGCGCGCCGACCTGCGGCAGGACGTTGGGTGCGAAGCTCAAGAGGTTCTGCGCGACGTTCAGGTTGCCGGTGGCGGCTCCACTGAGCGTGCCGGAGGTGGCGGCGGACGCCGTGCGCGTGCCGGTGCCGCTCTCGTGCGGCCAGGTGATGGTGAGCGTTCCCGGCTGCACGCTCTTGCCTTCGGGCGGGGCGAGCTGCAAGGCCTGCGACGCCTTCAGGGCGGCGGTCGGCTGCTGCGTTTCCTGCGTCGGCACATTCCACGTCAGGATCAGGGACGAGCCCACGTCGGGCAGCGCGCCCAGCGTCACCACGAAGGCCCCGGTGTTCTTGTTGAAGGTGCCCGCGCCGTAGCTGGCGTCCAGCCCCTTGAGCGAGCCGTTGCCACCGTCCGACAACACGTACCAGCGGCCCTGCGCCATGTAGCTGATGGAGAGCGTGCCGGGTTGCGGCACCGGATTTACGGTGCCGACGTAGGACTGGCTGCGCGATTCCGGCGTGACCGCGATCTCCGAGCTTTGCGGCGCGCGCTGCAAAGACGAGGCGGGCGTGTAGGTGATGGACTTGCTGTTGGACATCGAGCCGGAGTTCAGGCTCAGGATGCCGTTGGCGTAGTCGATGGTGCCCAGCGTGCCGCTGGCGGTCTTGAGCAGGCCCGCGTCGTCGAAGATCGTCACGCCGTCGGTGACGATGGACAGCGATCCGGGCAGGCAGCCGCCCGGCAGGTTGAACTTGAGGGTGGTGTTCCACGCGTGACTGGCCGTGTAGCTCACGGGTGCCGCACCCGGCACCGGCAAGCCCGCTGCGGCATATGGCGGCACGAACGAGATCGGCGTCTCCGTCTGGGCGCTGGGCACGAGCTGCGTGTAGATGGACGCGCCCTTGAGGGTGAAGTCGCCCACATTGGCCGCTTGCGTCAGCGGCACCACGCCGACGTAGGTGCCCGCATCGGCCACCACTGTGTCGCGCGTGCGGGTGGCGTTGTTGGCGCGCGTGAAGGTGCGCGTCGCGGGCGATCCGGTGAAATCGAAGCGCAGCGCGTCGCTGATCGCCACCGTGACGACCGCCGCCTTGTAGTCCTGGTCGGTGTTGTAGGTGAAGGTGCGCTCGACCACCGAGACGGCGGTGGCGCGGATGTATTGCTCCTTCTGCGTGGGCAGGCCTTCGTTCTCGATCAGGACGAGGGTCTGGCCGACGTTGGGCACGGCGTCGCTCGGGCGCTGGAACAACTGCACCACGCGCTGGCCCGCGATGTGGTTCTCGAACAGATAGCCCGCCCACTCGGGGCCCTTGTTGAGGTAGGCCTCGATGCGGGTCTGCGCCTGCTCGCGGGTGTCGAAGGTCTTCTTGGTGGAGAACAGCGTGACGCTGACGCGCGCGTCCTGCGGCGGCTCGGCCACGATGACGTTGGCCCCGAAGTAGGTGTCGGTGTCGTCGGTGGCCACCTGCACGAAGCTCTTGCGCAGGTTGACGCGGCCTCCGGCGCGATCCAGCTCGGAGATGTCCGGAAAGATCGCGTTCGAGACGCCGTCGGGGATCACGAGGCCCGTGGGCGCGCCGCCGCCTTCGGGCACATCCGCCATCACGGCGGACTTCAGCAGTTTCACGTCGCCGGATTGAATCGGCATCTCAAATCTCCAGGAATCGAAGGGTCAGGCGGTAGAAGTCGGAGCCGGATCGCGCCGGAATGCCCAGCACGGGTTCGGCCTCGATAGCTGTCTCCGCGTGGCGGAAGGCGACCGTGAAGACGCGGCCATCGGTGAAGCTCAGTTCGAAGCGGCCCGTGCTGCCACCCACCGGGATCGCGGCCCACGCCCGCAACTGCTCGACCGTGGCGCGCGTCACCCAGGCCATGTCGGGTGCGCCCACCAGGGTGATCGGGCGACCGGCCTGCCGGGTGGCGGACTGGATCAACAAAGCACCCGTGATGAGGTAGGACGTGGCCGCCACGGCGGGCGACCACGCGTGCTCGTCGCTCCACAGCAAGTCGTCGGGCAATGGCAAAGCCACCCCGGTTGCGAGGTTCGTCAGTTGCATCGGAAAACCTTCAGGAAGTGCGGGCGCGAGCGGCGTCCAGCAGTTGCAGCAGTCGCGCTTCGTCGCGCGCATCGACCGTGGCGTTGACCTTCTGCTGCCCCGAGGACAGCTCCACGCGCACGGTGCGCGTCGGCGCACTGTCGGACAGCGAGGGGCGCGGCAGGCTGCGGCTGGCGGGCTGCACCAGACCGCCCGAGGCAAAGCCCTGAATGCCCGCCAGCGCGCGTCCGGCCAGCGCCTGCGCCGGAGCGTTCAGGTTGTTGATGGCCTCGAAGAAGCCCGCGCCGTAGCGAGAGACGGCCTGCCGGTTCACGACGAACTCACCGGGGGTGAGCATCGCCGGGACGGTGTCGGACTTCGCCAAGCCGCCGCGCCGGTAGAACTCGCCCTGGTTCTGCTCCATGTAGTCGATCAGCTCGCGCTCCAGGTCTTTGCCCCAGAGCAGCGGCTGCGCCATCGCAGAGCGCCACGTCTGCTTGATGCGTTCGAGGTTCTGGCGCTCGTTGCCGGTGAGCGTCTTGCGACTCATGAAATCTTCCAGCGTGCGGCGATCCTGCTGCGCCTGCTTGCCGTAGTTGTCCATCGTCTTGCTGCGCATATCCAGACTGACCGATGCGCCGTAGTTCCACTGCAGCCAACTGGTGTATTCGTTCATCCCCTGCAGGCCGAGATCGATCATCTTCAGCGCCTCGAACGCTTCGCGGTTCTTCTTGGGCCTGCTTGGCTTGTCGTTCGGATCGGCAGCTCGCGTCTTGCCGCCGCCGAACATCGCCACCGGGCCGCCGCCTGCAAAGTGGGCGACCCCGCTGGCCAACCGCGAGAGCGCGCCGCTGCCGTACTTCTGCACGGCTGCCTTGCGGATCACGAAGGCACCGGCATCCAAGGTGCGCGGCACGGTGTCGTGGTGGCCGGAGCCGGGCACCGAGCCACCGCTCATCCGGGGAAAGGCCGGAGCCACCGCGCCACCGTCGGCAAAGCGACGCACGCCACCGACCAGTCCGCCCGTGGCATTGGTTTCCACCTTGGTCACGTAGATGGTGTGGGTGCTGGACGTGTTGCGCCCATTGAGGCTGTCGATCTCCGCGCGAACCGCGCCGACGTTGCTGGCCACCTGATGCTGCGACTCGGTCTGGATGCGATCCAGCGCCTTGATCATCCCTTCGACATTGGTGATGGCCGCCTGCGCCTTCTCGGTCGCCACCTTCAGCTCGAACTGCGCGTTCTGATCGGCGTAGGTCTTGAGTTTGTCCAGCGCCTCCTTGGCCTTGGACACATCGGCATCGACCGGCAGCGTCTTGCCTTCCTTGAGCAGCTGCTCGTATTCCTTGAGCTTTTTCTCCGCTTCCTGCAGATCGGCCTGGATCTGCAGCAGGTATTCCTTCTCGGCCAGTGCCTTGTCCAGATCGGCGATGGCCTTGTCGAAGCGCGTGGTGTCGGCATCGAGCGTGACCTTCAGACCGTCCTTGAGCTTGGCCGTGATGTCGTCGATCTGGCGCGTGGTCTCGGTCAGCGTGCGCTGAATCTCATCGCGTGCGGTGATCGCCGTGCGTGCCGCTGTTTGGTGCGCCTTCGCTTCGGCATCCAGCGTCTGGTTGAGGATCTCCTCGGACTGGCGAATGCGGTCGATGGCCTCACGCACGCCCTGTTTGCCCTGCACAGCCTGCGCATCGGCATCCTTCGCCTTCTGCGCCAGTTCCGCACGCAACTGATCGGCCTGCCGCATCAAATCGGTGGCCTGCTGGTACTCCTGCCTGCGGTAGGCCTCGCGCGACTGCGCTTCGAGCTGCGTGACCTGCGACACCGCCTGCTCGGACTGCTTGCGCGCTTCCTCGCCGCGCTTGGCCTCGTTGGTTTGGCTGGTAGCCACCTGCGCGGCCATGTCCATCGCCTTCTGCGCGAGCTGGCGGGCAAGCTCCAATTCACCGTTGGCCAGCGCCCGACGCGCCTGCTCCTGCATCTCGGCGATCTGGCGCTTGCGATCCTCAGTCGCCTCGTACTCCGTCATGCCCTGACGGCGGATGTCACGGATGCGCTCCTCCGTGGACATCGACAACTGGCGCTTGGCTTCCTCGATGCGCTGCACTTCCGCCAGATGCCGGTTGGCTTCGGCGTTGAGGGCGTCGATGTGCTGGCGGTACTCGGAGAGCGCCTGCGTCAAGGTCTGGCGCTTGGTGGCGAGGATGTCGTTCTCGACCCGCTGCACGTTGGCGCGGCGCTCTTCCTCGGTCTGGCCTTGCCGCGCGGCGGCGTCCTTGCGCGCCTGCGTTTCCTGATCGATCAGGCCGAGCGTCTCGGTCGTGGCCTGACGGCGCAGGGTTGCCTGCTGGGCCAGCGCCTCGGTGAGCAGCTGCGTGGATTTGGTGATCTTGGCGGTTTCGGACTGCTGGGTGCGCTCCAGTTCCGCCTTCTCCTGCTCGTAGCGGTTCTTCACCGCCTGCACCTGCTGCGCGAGGCTGGCCTCGACGATGGAGGTCAGCCCCTTGTAGGCCTCGGCCATCTTGGCGGTGGCATCGTTGACCACGCCTTGGGCCTTGCCCACCGCCTGTTCGACCTCGCCCAGCCGGGACTTGAGCTTTTCCAGCGCGGCGTGCACCGCCTCGATGCCGCGCCCGACCGCTTCCTGCGTGCCCTGGCGCAAGGCTTCGAGCCGCTTGGCGATTTCCTCGGCGGCGGTCGCGGCGGTGTTCATCGCGCCCTTGGCCGCGTTCGCGCCTTCGGTGGCGTCGGCGTACATCTCGGCGAAGATGCGATTCATCTCCGCGAGCCGTTGCTCGTGGCGCTTGGTAGCTTCGGCGATGGTGTCGGAGGTGAAGATGGCGGCGAACACCTCCCACTGAAAGCGCAGGTGCTCGATGCCCTTCATCAGCACCTCGACCATGAAGATGCCCGCCTTGCGGACGATCTCAAATTTCTCGGACAGCCACGTGCCGATCTCCCAGCCGACGATGGCCGCACCGAGCACGCCGAAGGCCACGCGCAGCTTGCCGACCGTGGCGATGGCATTGGAGAGCGACAGGTTCGCCGTCGCCCACGCCGCCGCCGTGGTGCTGGCCGCTGTCACCGCCGCCGCACCTGCCGTCTGCCACGCGATGATCAGCGCCGGGATCAGGCGGTAGACCAGCACCGCGAGGCCGACCTCGGCGATCCGACCCAGCCACTTCATCACCGTGTCCAGGTTCTCCGACAGCCACGTCAGCGCCTCGGCGAGCTTCTTGGTGAAGCCGGTCGATTCGTCGAGTTTGCTGATCCACTGCCCGAAGGCGTTCGACAGGCGCGTGAAGGCCTGACTGACGGTCACCGGCAACTGCGCGTACTCGGCGGCCAGTTTGTCCTTCTGGCTCATCAACGCGTTGACCACCACGTCGGCGGTGAGCCGCCCTTCCTCGGCCAGCTTGCGCAGCTGACCGATGGGCACGTTCAGGCCATCGGCGAGCGCCTTGGCCAGACGCGGGCTGTTCTCGACGACGGAGTTGAATTCCTCTCCGCGCAGCACGCCCGAGGCGAGCGCCTGACCGAACTGCATCAGGGACGACTGCGCCTCGGTGGCCGATGCGCCGGAGATGCGCAGCGCCTGCGAGATGCTCTCGGTGAGCGAGAGCGCGTCCTTCTGCTCGCCGCCCAGCATCCGCACCGCCTGCTGGAGCTTGCCGTAGAGGGTGGCCGTCTCCTGGATCGGCACGCCGATGCGCTGCGCGATGGCGAACAGTTCCTTCTGCGCGACCGTGTATTCGCGCTGGCCTGCAGTGGCGAGCTTGAGGCGCGCAGACATCATGTTCCAGGCGTCGGCGATCTGGACGATCTCCTGCACCTTGCCGCTGGCCCAGTTGATGGTCAGGAAGGCCAGCAGTTGCGTCTTGGCCTTGGCGACCTGATCGCCAAAGGCGTTCATTCCGGCCTTGACCTCGGCCATCCCAGCGGCGGCCTTGTCGCCAGCGGTCTTGGCGTTCGAGCCAAACTCACCGAGGCTGCGCTCGGCAGAAGTGATGGCGCGTTTGAGCCCCTCGTCGGCCCCTTCGAGCGCAACGAGGATGGAAATGCGGTTCGCCATCTTCAGTCCACCAGCCGCAACTGCTTCTCAATGCGCGCGGAGAGGCGCGGGATGCGACCAGCGACGATGCGTTCGACGTTCAGGCGTTTCTTGAGCACGACCTTGGGCACCAGCACGGCGATGGGCACGTCCGCGCCGCGCTTGAGGCGCTTGACGCCCTCGGCCTTGCGGTAGCGGCGCTTGAAGCCCGACAGTGGCCGGTCGTGTTCCTTGATGTTCTCGGCCATCAGCACGATGTTCCCCTTGGCGTTCTTGATGAAGTAGGCGTTGCCGCCGCGCATCAGCTTGGCGATCTGCGCCTTGAAGCGTTTGCGGCCGACACGTCCGTGCAGCGGGATCAGCATCCGGCCGCCGATGACGCCGCCACGCTCGTGGATGCCCGACCACGGGATGCGCGAGCCGACGTAGAGCGCGGGCAGCCGGTTTTTGTCTTTGTCGAGCACCTTGGCGGTGAAGCCCTTGACGAAGGACTTCTTGACCACCGTCATCTGCCCCGCGACGTGGCTGCGCACGTCCTCTTTGAGTTCGGCGGCCTCACTGGCGATGCCGCGCGCGACCGCCTTTTGCACCTTCTCGCGGAACTCACCGCCCCAGCGGCGCAACTGCGCCTGCGCGGCCTTGCTATCGAGGCGAACCGAGATGCGCATGGTTTTGGAGCCTGTCGAGGGTCTGGTCGAGGTGACGGGCGTCGCCGCGTGCGCCGATGGCGATCAGCGAGAGCAGCCGTGCGTCGCGGGCGGCGTCCTCCCGCGCGGTGGCGGCGGCGAAGCCGCGCACCTGCGCCAGGGTGTAGTCGAGGATGTCCGGCAGCCGGTGGCCGTGGGCGATCAGGTGCTGGACGGTGTCGAACCACCCGTGGCCATTGCTGCCGTCGCGCCCGTTCGCGAGATCAGGCCGTCGAGCCGGGGCATCACCGTCCGGGTAAAAAAATCGGCGTTGACCTCGATCACTTTGGCCGCCAGCAGAATGGCTTCGTCGGCGGCCAGCTCATCGACCCACGCGCGCGGTTTGCCGACGGCAATCGACACCGCCGTCAGCAAGTCGTCGCCGCGCTCGCCGAACAGCGCCAGCCAGTCGATGCCATCGCCGCCGATCTGCTGCATCACCGGCGTGATGGCACGCAGGAAGGCGGGCATCTGGCCGACCTTGAGGGGCTTGATCGACAGCGGCTCGCCGTCGATGACCAGTTCCACCGCCTGCGGGATGAGGGTTTCCAGATCGCTCATGGCAGTCCCCATCACAGTTGCACGATGCGGCCGAATTGGCCGAGCACCGCGTCATAGGGTTTGGTGGTGTCGGCCAGCAGCGATCCTTCCAGCTCGAACTTGTTGTACTCGTCCGAGATGAAGGAGATCTCCTTCAGCGGGTCGAAGGCGACGCGGTACAGCTCGACCAGCACCTTGGCGTTGCCCTGCGCGGTATTGACGCCTTCCAGGCGCAGGAACCGCTCGGGCAGCGCCTGCGTGAAGATGCCGATCTCGGTGGCGACGCCGTAGCTGTAGGCCGCCTTGAACGGCGCGGTGAAGCCGGTGGTATCCAGAAACTGGAGGGCACCAAAGTCCGTGTCTGCCGTGTAGTGCGTGCCTGCGGTCAGCGTTGCGGGTGTGCCCGCCGAGTCGGTCACCACCAGGGCCGACACCTTGGGGTGGGCGAAGAAGTGGCGGTCGCCCACCACGGGCGCGGCACCGCCGATGGTTTCGGCGGTCACGGAACCGGTGCTGCCCGTGACGTGGTTGCCGTACAGCGCCAGGGCGAGGTTTTCCTTGGTGAACTCCTCGATGGTGAGGTTCACGGTGGCCGACTTCTGCTTGACCATCCGGTGGTCGAGCGAGCGCTGGCCGGTCTGGCTCTCGTAGTGCTCCAGCACATCGGTCTTGAGCGAGAGCTTCAGCTCGGCGACGTTGCCGGGCGAGCGCACTTCGATGGGAAGGCCGTCGATATCGCGCTTGCCGAGGAAGACGCGGCCCTGAAAACTGGCGTAGGTGCTCATGATTTGGATTCCTTGCGTTGGGTGGGAGTGGGTTTGGCTTCGATGGGAGCGCTGTCGCCTTCCGGCTGCGGCACGGGTGCGGGCTGGCGGTCGTGGCGGGCGATGCCGTTGGCGATGAGCCAGTCGGCGGTGCCGCTTTCCACGTCAAGCCGTTCGCCCGGCTGGAGCGACTTGCCCGCGTGGGTGTGTGGGCGGATCAAAACGAGTGAGGTCATGGGTGTCATCCCTTGGTTGAAAGATCGGTGTCGAGCGTCCGGTAGGTGATCACATAGCGCGCGGGAATAGCGGCGGCCACCGCGTCGGCGTCCTCGATGTCCCATTCGCATTCCTGCTCGCGGATGCCCAGGCACAAGCCACCCAGATTCCGGTCGGCCAGCAGCGCCGCGTGAGCGGCAGTGAGCAGCCGGTCGGCTTCGGATTCAGGAATCGCGGGCGGCACCGCGCGGGCCAGCGCGACGAGGCGCACGATCAGTTCACGCGTGACACGGTCGTTGGCGCGCTCGGTGATGGATTCGGACTCGGGGAACACCACCAGCGCCGGGCATTGCTCCCGGCCGATGGCCACCGTGGGCGAGCGGTGCAGCGTGGCCCCGAGCGATTCCACCGACGTGCGGACGGCCGCCATCACCGCGAGCAGAATCTGTTCGCGGATCGAGTTGCTGGACACGGGTCAGAGCCTTGTGAGCTTGGCGCGCATCTCCGAGCCATCGCCCACGGCCCGGATGTCGCGCACCTGATAGATCACGCTGCCGATCTCCACCGTGTCGCGCGGGGCCAGACCCATAAACACCGACGCCGGATACGACATCTGGTGGTCGGTGGTCGAGGCCAGCCCATCGAACACGGTTTCGTCCGGCGCGGCGAAGCCCACTGGATGCTGCTGGGCGGGACTGCCATCCGACGGTTGCCAGCGGCACTCCCTGAGCAGCCCGGCGTTACCCGCTGAGGCGTAGATCTGTTCCACGATACCCATCACGCCACCGTCAGCTTGACCAACACGCCGGGGCGATGGCACATCGGCAGCGGGTTGGACTGCGTGTGCACATCGGTGCCACGGTCGAATTTGCGCGGCTCCTGCTTGGCGTACAGCGGCTGGCCCACCGTGTTGACGGTCTCGTTGAAGTCCGCCGGTGCGAAGTAGGTGCCGAAGGTGTCGATGGTGCCCAGCGGGAAGGCGTGGGCCTCACCGGCGGCGATGAAGCGGCGCGCGGTGCCGCTGGCATCGGTGGCCTGGCCCCGGTACTCCTCGAAGGTGATGCCCCCGTAGGTGAAGCCGCGACGCACGTCGTTGATGAGGATGGCCCCGTTCTGCCAGTTCTCGAAGGCCTTCTCGACCTTGGCGTGACCGGTGAGCGCAGCGAAGAACTCCGGCGAGCATAGGCAATGGACTCCGTTCATGAACTCGCCCTTGAGGTTCTCCTCGATGGTCGCCAGCACCGTGGTGCATTTGGCTTTGACGTTGGTTCCCGCCGTGCCCAACTCGAAGGCCACGGTCTGCTGGGCGATCTCGAAGGCATCGAACAGGTCGTAGAGCACCGAGCCATCGGCATCCAGGATCACGCCCTTGAGCGCGCCGACGCGCAGGTGCTCCAAGGTGATCGCGTGCTTGTTGCGCATCGTCTCCAGATGGCGCGCGACGACGCCTGCGACCGTCTCGGCTTCGGTTTCCGAACCGAAGGCGCGGATGCCTTGCACTTCCTCGGGCAGTACCACGTCGTCGTGCGGGATGTGCGGCACGACGAAGGAACGCAGCTTGCGCTTGCCGCGCACGCCGACCGTGCCGGGCGAGCCCGGCGGCAGCGTGGGCAGCAGGTTGAGCACGCCGTTCATTTCCTCGACGACGATCTGGCGCTGGCGCACCGGCTTGGGCGGCATCAGGTTCAGTTCTTCCAGACGGCCGTAGCGGTTGGGCAGGATGTTGATGGCGGCGGTCAGCGCGGCCATCGAGAAGGCGGGATTGCTGAAGGGGTTGTTCATGATCAGGCTCCTTGACGGACGAGCACGCCCAGCGCCTTGAGCTGCGCAATGGCGGTGAGTTGTTCGGCGGTGGTGATGGCATCGGGCCACGCGAGCGCGTGATGGGCGACGACGGCGTGGCGCGCGACGACGAGGCCGTCATCGCGGTCGATCAAGGTGGCATCGCAGGCTTGCAGCAGCACGCCTGCGGCGACCTGCGTACCGTCCTCGGCGGACGGATCGATCTGCTTGTATTTGCCACTGGCGGTGACGATGCCGAGCACCGTGCCCAGCAGCAGGTTTTGACCCGATGCGACCGTGACGCGGTCGCGCGAGTAGAGGTTGGGTGCTTCGTACTTGAGCAGGTCGCCCAGGTTCAGGGGTTCGGCGAGAACGGACATTTCAGATCTCCTTTTTGAAGGCGGTGGATTGCGCCGCGATCTGCTTTGCTGCATCGATCAGCGGATTGCTGGCCGCAGGGCGCACGGCATCGGGCGTGATGAGACTGGTGATTTCGGGACTGGCGTCGGCCTGCGCGGCCAGGAGCTGGCTGCGCACCTTGGCGGGCGAGGCCTGCGCTTCGAGGAAGCCCGCGATCAGGTCGGGGCGTCCGGCCAACGTGCAGGTTTGGGCGATTTCGATGGCGTCGGCCACGGTCATTGCCGTGGCGGTGGAGGCGGTGGCGGAGGGTTGAGGAGGATTGCCAGCAGGATCAGCAAGAGGCCGATCAAGAGCAGCGGGGTCGGTTCGATCATTCATGGATGACTCCATCTGGTGGTTGCGAAAATGGCCCGCTTGGCTGGCCGAAGCCACCTGAGTCGGGAGTGGGGAAAGCGATTGGGTGAGCTGGTCGAGCGCGTCGTCGAAGCCACCGACGGCGTCCGCGAGACCTGCGGCGACGGCATCCGGGCCGAAGAACAGGCCCGCTTCGGTGGTGCGCACGGCGTCGGCGTCGAGGCCGCGATGGCGAGCGACCGTCTCGACGAAGAGGTCGTAGACGCGATCCACCTCGGCCTTCAGGACGGCGTGAGCCTCGTCGGAGATCGGTTCGTGCGGGTTGAGGTCGTTCTTGCGCTCGCCCGCGAACACGGCGGTATAGCGAATGCCATCCTTCGCGTCCTTCACCGACTGATCGATATGCATGGCGATGACGCCAATCGAGCCGACGCCGCCGGTGCGCGCGACGAACACGCGGCTCGCGGCGGACGCCAGCGCGTAGGCCGCCGAGAACGCCATGTCGTTGGCCACAGCCCAGACCGGCTTGATCCGGCTGGCCGCACGGATGCGGTCGGCCAGATCGAATACGCCGCCGGATTCACCGCCGGGCGAATCTACATCGAGCAGGATCGCGGCGACCTCAGGGCTGGCCAACGCCGCGTCCAGTTGCGCGGCGATGCTGGTGTAGCTGGCGAGGCCCGACACGGCTTCGAGGCCGGAGGTGCGGCGCACCAGCGTGCCGTGGATCGGGATGACGGCGACCTTGCCGGTCGCAGGCGACAGTGGGCGTGTGGTCGGCGCGTAGTCCGCGGGCACGACCATGTCGGTCAGGCCAATACGCGCACCGAGCACGGACAGGATGACGTCGAGTTTCGGGCGATGGATCGCCAGCGGCACGCCAAAGAGGCGCGCCGCCAGATGTGGCAGCACGGTCATGGGAATCCTTCGAGAAATGCGGGCGGTCGGTCAGGGAAGCGATGGGCCGCTGGTGGCGTCGGGCGCGATGGCGTTGCGGTTGGGTTCCGCGCTGCCGCCGTCCTTCGACGTGTAGCGAGGGTCGGAATCAAAGATCAGGCCGAGGTCGTCGGCGCGCTGGTTGTCGGCGGCGATCTCGCGGTCGACGTCTTCGGCGTCGTAGCCGTTGGCCGAGATGGCTTCCGAACGGCTCATCAGGCCCGCGCGGATGGCCAGCAACATCGCCTTGAATTCCTTCTCGGGATCGACCCACTGCCAGCCCTGAGGAATCCACTTCACTGCGAGGTACTGACGGCGACGGGCAGGCCCGCCACGCGCGAAACCGGGCGCTTCGAGCGCACCGGCGAGCACGGCCTGCTTCATCCAGGCCGCCCAGACCGGGCGACACATCTGATGCACCAGCACACCGTGCTGCACCATCTCGCAGCGACGCCGGAACTCCAACATCCCGGCACGGATGGACGAGTAGTTCACGCCCGTCAGATCGCCGGTCAGTTGCTCGTAGGTGATGCCAATGGCGGCGGCGACCGCGCGGAACTGCGTGCGCAGGAACTCGGAGTACGAACCGCCCACGTCGGCGGGATCGGAGAACTTGATGTCCTCGCCGGGCTCCAGAATCTGCAGCGTGCCCGGTTCCAGACCGGCGAGTGCGATGCCGTCGCTGTCGGCCACCCCTTCGCCCATCAGGTTGTCCTCGGGGTTCTGACGGGTCACGAAGCCCGCGAACATCGCGGCGGTCTTCTTGCGCACCAGCTCGGCGTCGTCGTACTGGTCGAGCTCGTTGAGCTTGACCAGGGCCCGTGACAACCACGGCTCGCCGCGAATCTGGCCCGGGCGCAGCACGCGGAACAGATGGATGATTTCCGCAGCCGGGATGCGCACCGTGTCCATCCCGCCCTGGCCCGACATCGGCGCGAGCCGCCCGTCCTCGGGATGCGAGCGGTACAGGTGGTAGGCCACGCGCCGCCCCAGGCTGTCGAACTCGATGCCGGAGCGCACGACGTTGCCCGAAGGCAGATCGGTGTTCAGATTGATCGGCAGGTGCTCGGGCTCCAGCAACTGAAGCTGCAGCGGCACGACCAGCCCGTCCTCCGGGCGTCGCGGCCGCAGGCGGACTAGGCATTCGCCGCCTTCGAGCATTGCGCGGCAGGCCAGCGCCTGCAGACCATAGAAGTCGGTCTGACCGGCGGCGTCGGCTTCCGCCGTCCAGTCGCGCCACAGCGCCTGCACCTCGGCCTTGAACGCCTCGTCGGGCGACAGGCTCTGGGGCTTGATGCCGGTGCCGACCGCGTTGGCCACGAAGGCTTCGATGCCGGCCTGCGCCCAGGCATTGCGGCGGACGAGGTCACGGCTCTTGCCACGCAATTCGGCACTGGTCGCCAGCATCGCAGCGACCGCACCGGGGTTACCGGGCATCCACGCCAGCGAGCGACGGCCGCGACCTGCCGCCTCGTGAACAGTAGGCTGGCCGAAGAGGCTTCGGAGTTTGGAATACCAAGCCATCAGAACCCCTTGGAGGTCGTGACGCGGATCTGGCGCGGCGCGCCCGGCAGCAGCCCGGTTTCAGCCGCCTGCTGCAGCAGTCCGCGCCTGACTTCGCGGATCGCGGCCATCAGTTCGTCGACCGAGCGGTACTCGACCGTCTTGTCGGCAAAGGTCACGCGCCGTTCGCCCTTGGCGAGCGCGGATTCCAGGGCCTGGAGCTGGGTTTCTGTGTAGGCCATCAGCGGTACACCACGAGATTGATTTCAGAGGAGTCGTCGAACGACGTTGCTGTCGTCGCGCAGGAGATGTCGACGTACTGAGCCGTTTTCAGGTCGGAACTGGCGCGCACGACGGCCAGACGCTGCTGGCCGCTGTTGCTGCTGCTGCGCGCGAGCGCCGTCCAGCAGTAGTTCGCATCAGACATCGCCACCGCAAAATGCACGCGGTACCGGCCCGCTGCCGTGCGCACGACGCTGGCCACGTTATGCGCACTGCCGATCACGACCTGGCCGCCAACGTAGCCAAAGCTCACCCACACTCGAGCAAGTCCAGGGTGCGTGGCGTCGATCTTGGTCTTGACCTCGAAGCCGATACGCGCCGCCAGGGCGGCGATGCCGGACGCGAGGCTCATCAGGCCAGCGCCCCATCGAAGATCACGACGAAGTCGGTGTCGGTGTTCCCGACATCGGCGGCAGCCACGGCACCGATGTTGGTGCACGCCTGCAGTTGCTCGGCAACCGTCAGGGTCTGCGCCGCGTCGAACCGCACACGCAGGTTGACGGCAGCCAAGAGCGCGTCCAGGCCCGTAGTGCCGTTCTGCAGCAACTGCTGGATCTCCACCAGGGTGTCGTAGGCAGCGTCCGCTCCACCGAGGATGTCGGCCTTGAGCGCGTCGAGCAGCGACACGATCTTGTTCGACGAGTAGGTGGTGGAGGTGGCGATCTGGCTGTCGTCGATGGCGGTGGCGGACAGCACCGCCGCTTTCAGCTCGTTGATCGCCGCGACCAGACTCGACTTGTCGGTGGTGGAAAGGCTGGCGAGATTGCCTGCAGTGGCCCGGACGTCGTTGAACTCCTGGGCGACCCGGATGACCAGGCTCTCGATGCGGGTGGCAAGACTCATGTGTTCTCCTTAGTTTGAGCGGCCGCCGTCAACGAAGCCAACGGCTTCGGATGACGCGTCGACCGGTATTGCGGGTGCCAGAAGCAGCGAGGCCACCGCTGGGGGTGGCCTCGTTCAATTCGATGTCGTGGATGGGCGGTGGCTCATCCGGTGGGGGCGCAACCCCCAGTTGCCGCTCCAACTCCCGCCAGTGGCGTTCCTCGAAGCGATCCAATCCCGCACTGGACGCAGCCGCGCGGGCGTAGACATAGCAGTCGAGCGCTTCGTTGCGCTCGCGCATCTTTTGCCACTCGCGCACCGGGAAGCCGTTGCGGTCGCGGCGGGTGATCAGTTGCTCGGCGCAGAGCTGCTGGATGAACTCGGCGTCGATCTTGGGAAGGTGGACGAACCCGGCCGGAAACACCGGGGTCAGACCGTCCTCGCCCACATCCGCGCTCTTGCGCAGGTTGTTGTAGAACTCCAACTTGGCGATACCGACCGCCACCGTAAACACCTTGATGCCCCGGCGCAGCTTCTTGCCGCCCTGCGAGACATCGATGGCCGTCGGCGTGCCGATCAGGGCAGCACCGCGTGGCACGCCCTTGACCGCCATCACGCGCGGATCGTGGCAGGCGCGCACAAAGGCGTAGGCCTCCTGCGTGGCAAAGCCGGTGTCCAGCGCGAAACGAGCCAGTGGCATCTGTGCTCCGCAAGCGTGCGTCCAGTTCTCGGCCAACATCGCGGCCAGCGCCTTCCACACCGCGTCCCGTGCGGTATCGCCCATCAGAACGCGGTGCTCGATGAGCCAGGACTCCTTGCCGCGCCCAAAGGCCCAGATCGAGGCTTCGATGCGATCCTTCTGGACATCGGCCGCGCCTACCAGCAGCAGGCCGCCCAGTGGCACGGTGCCCAGCCGATAGTCCTCGCGGCGCTCGACCAGCCGTTGCCAGTCGGGCGCTTCGCCTTTCTCGACCCAGGTCTCGCCCAGCTCGGTGTTCTTGAAGGTCTTGATCGCAGCGGCCGATCCCGACTCCTTGTTGACGGCGGCTTCCCACGCGGCGGCGATGTCACGCCACGAGCGCCAGCCCACCGGGCTGTACAGCGACGACAGGTGGAAGCCCGCCGTCTTGCCCTCGGCCATCGCGCGCCATTCGCCGTGCTCCAGCATCCACGTCTTGTGATGCTCGGCAATCGCGGTGTCGCAGGATTCGCAGATGTAGGCTGCGGTTTCCGGTTGCCCCTTGTCCCAGCGCAACTGCTCGAAACGCAGCCACTGCGGGTGGTTGCAGTGCGGGCACGGCACGAAGTAGCGGCGCTGGTCGCTAGCCTCGTACTCGCGCTCGATGGCCGAGGCACCCGAGATCGTCGGCGTCGAGACGATGAAGATCTTGCGCCGGGCAAAGGTGCGCGTGCGGGCCTCGGCCAGTGAGATCGCATCGCCTTCGCCCTCGACGTCCAGCGGATAGCCATCGACCTCGTCGAGGAACAGGTAGCGCACCGGCATCGAGCGCAGGCCCACCGCGCTGTTCGCGCCGGTCATCACCAGCACGCCGCCCCGGAACTCCTTGGCCAGAATCGTGTTGCCCGAATCGCGGCTGCGTGCGGGCGCGATCAATTCCGCCAGTGCCGCCGACTCCTCGATCAGCGGGTCGATCCGCTGCTTCGAGTTGCGCTTGGCCATCTCTACCGTCGGCCAGACCGCCATCATCGGGCCCGGTGCGTGGTGGATCACGTAGCCGATCCAGTTCGATCCCATTTCGGTCGCTCCGAGCTGCGCCGCCTTCATGAACGCCACGCGCTCGACCGGCGAGGTCGGCGACAGGCAATCCATGATCGCCTTCAGGTACGGCGTGCGGCTGGTGCGCCAGCGCCCGGGCTCGGCGGATGCCTTGCTGGAGAGCATCCGATGGCGATCCGACCATTCCGACACCGTGAGCAGCGGGTCGGGAGTGATCCCGTCGCGCCAAGCCCGTTCGATCTCCTGCGAGCCTTCGTAGTCCATCATCATCAATCCACGCGCGGGCGCAGTTCGCCCAGTTCGATCAGGTGCTCGCGCACGGCAGCCTCCAGGGCCACGTGCATCTGGTGCGCGTCGATGCCGAGCGCGGAGGCCATCTGCCCGGAGATGCGCGCAGGCCAGTTCAACCACGCGTCGCGCTCGATGCGCGCGAGCTTGAAGACGTGTGCCACGGCCTGCGCCCGATCCACCAGTTCCTTTTTACGGTGTGCCAGCTCCAGGTTGTTGAGCTTGGCCTTGAGCACCTCGTTGACCGTGCGCGCCTGCAAGAGCGAGGTACCGCCCGCCGACATCGGCGCTGTGCTGGTGTCGGCGACATCGCGCTGCGGTATTGCTTCGGCGGTCGCGGGCGCGGGTCGCGGCTTCGTGGTGCTGACCTTCTCCGGCGCAGCGGCGCGGCGCGGTTGCAATGTGTTTTGTGCCCACTGGGCGTCCGCCGCATCCGGATCAATCGTGCCGTCAGGCAGTGCGGTGATCCGCCCGGTGTCGATGGCCTTCTTCACGGCCACGTGCGACACGCCACGGTGGCGCGCGTAGGCGCGAATCGAGAGTCCCATCGTCACCTTCTTCAATCATCTGTTCGTCATTCCTGCGGATTGAGCTTGGCTTCCATCGGGAACAGCGCGTTCATCACGTCACGCCAACCACCCCCCGAAAGGAACACGCCATGAGCCAGATCGACACCATCCTCACCCTGATCACCCAGAAGCATCTGGGCATCGAAACCCTGCAAACCCGCCACGCCGACAGCCTGGACTTCCACGACACGGCGGTGTGGTGCCTCAAGGACGCGCTGGAGGCGGCCTTCAGGGCGGGCGTCGAACTCGGCGCGTCGAGCCCGAAAGCCACGGAAGCGGAGATCGCCAAGGACTGATCGGAAACCCACGAAACCAAGCGGAAAGCGCTTGGCTTCACTCCCGAACAGCGCGTTCATCACATCGTCATCCACCACCCAGAAGGAGCAGCAAATGACCACCACCCAACTCACCCCGGCCCAGCACGCCATCCTCGCCAAGGCCATCAACACCAGCGGTGGCAAGATCGACTGGTTCCCCGACAACATCAAAGGCGGCGCGCGCAAAAAGGTGCTCGACGGCCTGTTCAACCGCGCACTGATCACGCCCGATGGCGAGGGCTGGTGCGTCGCCGCCGAGGGCTACGACGCCTTGGGCATGAAACGCCCCCACGTCAACGCCGAGCACATCTCCAAGTTCGAGGCCAAACTCGACGCAATCATTGCCAACGCCGAAGCGGCGCAGGACGACACCGCAGACGCTGACGCGGAACTCGAATCCGCCGTCGCCCAAGCCGAGGCATCTTTCAAAACGCCCGTCAAAGCGCCTCGCACCCGCGACAACAGCAAGCAAGCCGAAGTGATCCGGATGCTGCAACGCCCCGAGGGCGCGACCATCGGCCAGATCTGCACGGCCACCGGCTGGCAGGCGCACACGGTGCGCGGCACCTTCGCCGGGGCCTTCAAGAAAAAGCTCGGCCTGACCATCGTCTCGGACAAGCCGCAGGGCGGCGAGCGGGTCTACCGCATCGCCTGATCAGAAAGATCGAGAAAGAGGCCAAGCGGCGCTTGGCTTCTCAATCGAACAGCGCGTTACTACGGGTGTCGCAACGATCAACCCGAAGGAGACAGCACCATGACCAGCAACCAGATCCCCGCCGCCCAGAACGACGCCTGGGGCTTTTGGGGCACGATGAACGAGCACGCCAGCGGCGCGTGGCCCCTGGCAATGAGCGCCATCTCGGACGCCACCGGCCAGCCCCTCGAATCGGTACGGATCTTCCTCGACAGCCGCCACGGACGCCACTTTGCCGACGACGTCCAGAACGGGCTTTACGAGGGCAAAGCCCTGGCGGATGCGATCAACGCCGCCACCCAACGCTGGATGGGCTGGACGATTGGCCGCCAGACCAGCAAGCAGTACGGCATCCCGCGCGGCCTGCCTTACCTGACGGGCTTCGTGATTCACTGCGAGATCATCGACGAGTCGCTCGCCGCCTGATCGAGCGCCGCGCCATCTGCCTCGCGGGTGGCCTGCTTGCCGGTGAAGTCCTCCCACCGGCGCACGATCACGTCCACGTACTTCGGATCGAGTTCGATCAGCCGCACAACGCGACCTGACTTCTCCGCTGCAATCAGCGTCGTGCCAGAGCCACCGAAGGGATCGAGCACCACGTTGCCGGGGCGGCTCGAATTGCGGATCGCGCGCTCGACCAACTCCACCGGTTTCATGGTCGGGTGCAGGTCGTTCTTCTGCGGCTTCTTGATGGCCCAGACGTCGCCCTGGTCGCGGTCGCCACACCAGTGGCGTGTCGCCCCCTCGGGCCAGCCGTAGAGGATTGGCTCGTACTGGCGCTGGTAATCGGCGCGACCCAGCGTGAAGGTGTTCTTGGCCCAGATGATGAAGGTCGACCATTTGCCACCGGCAGCGCGGAAGGCGGCCTGCAGCACATCGAGTTCGCTGGAGGACATCGCCACGTAGATCCCGCCCCGGCAATGCGCGACGGTCGGCGTCAGCGCTGCCAGAAGGAAGTCGTAGAAGCCGTCGCCCAAGTTGTCGTTGAGGATCGCGCGATCCTTGCCGCGCATCTTGTCTTTGGCGCTGTTGGCGTAGTTCACGTTGTACGGCGGGTCTGTGAAGACCATGTCGACCGGCTCGCCTTGCAGCAAGGCCTCGTAGCTTGCCGCCACGGTGGCATCGCCGCACAGCAGCCGGTGTGGGCCCAGCACCCAGACATCGCCCGGGCGCGAAATCGGCGTCTCGCCGACCTCCGGCACCACATCCTGATCGGTCTGCCCCTCGATGTCCGGCTCGTCGCCCGCGATCAGTTCCGCCAGCGCGTCGGCGTCAAAGCCGGTGATATCGAGGTCGAAACCGTCCAGCTGCAGCGCCTCCAACTCGATCCGCAACATCGCATCATCCCAGCCTGCGTTCTCGGCAATGCGGTTGTCTGCGATGACCAGTGCGCGGCGCTGCGTTGGCGTCAGGTGATCGAGCACGACCACCGGCACGATCTCCAGCCCGAGTTTCTGGGCGGCGGCGAGACGACCGTGGCCAGCGACGATGATGCCGTCGCTACCCGCCAGGATCGGATTGGTGAAGCCGAACTCCGCAATGCTGGCGGCTATCTGCGCCACTTGGTCCTCAGAGTGGGTGCGCGCGTTGCGGGCGTAGGGCAGCAGCTTGGCTGTCGGCCACTGCTCGATCTTGTCGGCCAGCCAGTTCATACCATCACCTCGATGTCAGAGGTGGTAGCGCGCTCGGCGGCGACCTGCTCGAAGGACTGACCGGTGGCGATCAAGCTGACCGGCACACCGGGGTGGTTCTGCTGGAAGCGTTTGATGGCGACGTCCACGTACTCCGGCGCGATTTCCACGCTGCGGCAGACGCGGCCCGTGCGCTCGGCCGCCAGCATCGTGGTGCCGCTGCCACCGAAGGGTTCGAACACGATGTCGCCAGCGTCGCTGTAGGCCTCGATCACGAACTCCGGCAGCGCCACCGGGAAAACGGCGGGGTGGTCGATGTCCTGACCGATCTTGCCCTTGTGGCGCATCACGCGGATCACGCTGTCGGGGATGCGCGTGTCCTGCGTCGGCTGGCCCTCGTGCGTCCAGCCGCCGACTTCGCCGTCCTTGCCCCGCATCGCCGTGGACGAGCCATCGGCGCGCAGGTGCGATTCCTGCCCGGCGTGCTTGCAGGGCACGATCTTGTTCGGCTTGCGGCTTTCGCGGTTGAAGTGGAAAACGAACTCGAAGCTCGGCGCGAAGCGTCCTGCCCAGTCGCCGGGCATCCCCGGCCCCTGATCCCAGACGTACCACGCAAAGCGCCGCCAGCCCTGGCTGCGCATCCAGCCGAGCCACGCATCCCAATACGGGATCACCTCGTTGTCGCGGTGGATCAGACCCAGGTTGACCAGCACCTGCCCATCGCTCGCCATCGGCAGATGCGCGAACACGCCGCGCATCAGGCCATCCCAATCGGTGATGCCGCCCGAGGTGTAGTCGCGCTGGTTGCCGTAGGGCGGCGAGGTGAAGCACAGGTGCGCGGTGTCGCCTTGCATCAGCGCCGCGACCACGGCCCGGTCGGTGGCGTCGCCGCAGATCAGCCGGTGCGACCCGATGGCCCAGACATCGCCAGGGCGGGACACCGCCACGACAGGGGCATCCGGTACGTCGTCCGCTGCGTCCGGTTCGTCGGCGTCCGGGTCCGGGTCCGGGTCAGCATCGGTGTCGGTCACCTCACCCGTGAGCAGCGCCTCGATCTCGGCATCCTCGAAACCCGTCAGCGCAAGGTCGTACCCCGCCTCGGACAGGTCGGCCAATTCCAGCGCCAGCATTTCCTCGTCCCAGCCCGCATCCAGTGCCAGCCGGTTGTCGGCGATCACCAGCGCGCGCTTCTGCGCGACGTTCAGATGGGCCAGTTCGATCACCGGCACCTGATCCAGCCCCAGCTTGCGGGCAGCGGCCAGACGTCCGTGCCCGGCGATGATCCCGTTGTCGCCGTCGACGAGGATCGGGTTCGTCCAGCCATACTCGACGATGCTGGCCGCGATCTTGGCGATCTGACCCTCGGCGTGCGTGCGCGGATTGCGGGCGTAGGGAATCAGCGCCTCGACCTTGCGGTACTCGACGTTGAGCGTGTTCAAAGTGGAAGTCCCAAAAGCAAAACCCGCCGAGCGTTGCCGCCGGGCGGGTTGAGTGAATGAAGATTCTGGTGGGGTGGTAACTGCGCCTGGGGGTGGTAACCGGGGCCGGTAACCTGGCCGACTGGTAACCTTGCCCGCGCCCTGACGCTAAAAAAGCGTCGCGCTCGCGCCCCCCGCATGGGACTTTCGGCAGGAAGGACCCCTTTTGCCTGGGCCGTCTCCGCTGCCTGCACCGCTGTCCAGAAGATAGCTCGAATACTACGCTCGACCGGGGTGATTTGTTGCAGGGTCAAAAACCGCGCATCGCCGCTGACATGCTCACACTGCAAACCACGCGCGCCAATTCACGCCAAAACCCTACGCCGTGACGACACCATTGAGTTGGTCGGCGACGGTCTGCAATGCGCGGTGCCAGCGCCGCCACGCCGTCGTTCGGTCGCATGCAAAACGGATCGTGATGTCGCGCCAGCCGTAGCGCTTGGCGCGCATCCACACAAGGTGGCGCTGCTCAAGCTCCAGCCACTGCACCCACTTCATCGTCTCCAGCATCCGGTCGATAGCGTCGGGAGCGGGTGGGAAAGGTCGGTAGACGTGCTCGTCGGCAGCGAACGTTTCCCACTCCTTGCGCACGATGATGGGCCAGGTGTTGAAGTAGCCCTGTACACGCACGGGTGGCAGGCGTCGTCCGGTGCTGGCCGCCTCCTCGAAGCGTGCGGCCACATCGTCGATTGTCCAAGTGCGGGGATCAGCCATGACGTGCCCCTCCCTGGCCGTAGAGGCGTTCGCCGATGCGCCGCACGAACTCGCGCTCGATGAAGTCCAAGCGTTCGTCGGCAGCGTTGACCACGAGGATGTGCTGATCGCGCCAGCCGCGTTGCTTCATCGCGTCGAGATCTGTGGTCTCGGGCTGGAGGCGACCCAAGGGGCAGCGATAGGTGGGCGTCGAAATCTTCATCTCACACCTCCCGTTCCAGTGCGTGCTGCTCGATGGCCCAGTGCAGCAGGGCCAGGGCGTCGGCTTCGTTGTCGTCGGCCGGAGCGTGACCACGGGCACGGGCAGAAGCCACCATCTCGTCCTTGCTGGCATTGCCTTTGCCGGTCGCGTGCTTCTTGATCGTGCCGACCGGCACGCCCTGGTACGGGATCTGGTGGTGCTCACACCACGCGGTGAGCGTGGCAAGGAACCCGCCGTAGGCGTGGGCAGCATCCGTGGAGACATGGCGTCGCACCTCCTCGAAGTGCAGGCAGTCGATGCCGTCGCAGGATTGCTTGATCTCGGTGAGCCAGCGTTTGAAGCGCAGGAAGCGCATTCCGCCACCTTCGAAGCGCTGTGGCCGGAAGCTCTCGGAACCGCTGGTGGTGTGGCCGTCGCTGCCGCGCAGCGCCCAGCCGGTGGTGGTGCCCAGATCGAGGGCGAGGATGGTGGTGGTCATGGTGTCAGTCCTTGTTTTGGCTGGTCTGACGGATCGGACGGGTCGTATCGAAACCTTCCATGAGGCGCGCGCACGCGCACGTGTAGGAGTTACGACGTAGTCCGTCCGATCCGTCAGACGCGGTTGTGTCAGTCATCGGCGTAAGGGGTGTAGGTGGGTGCTGGCGGGTACTTGAGGCCAATGCCCTGAAACCCGCGCAAGCCCATGCCGTTGCGCCATTTGTCCAAGCCCCGGTTGAGCAGCAGATCGGCAAAGCGCTTCTGCGAACCGGTGAATTCGCCTGCTGCCTCGGCCCACGGCTTCCAGTCGTTGAACAGTTCTGCCGTAAGCGACTTGGCGTTGGCCTCGCGCACGCAGCGCTCATCGAGCCAGCGGCCCAACGCATCCTCGGCTTCGAAATACTCCTCGGTGGCGTCCACCACCCGCTGCGGCGGGGAGAGTCGTCCGTGGCGTTGCCAGTCGAGGCAACCCTGTACGGCCCACGCCAAGATGCCGTCACGTTCGGCCAGGAGCTTCTGCTGCAGGTTCTTGTCACGGCGCTCTGGCGGCACGGTGATCGTGAAAGGGATCAGGTGCAGCCTGCGTTTCATCGCCTCGTCGATGTTGCGAATGGCGGGCCTGTGGTTGCCCGCCACGAACAACTTGAACTGCGGGAAGAACTCGAAGAAGTCCTGGCGCATGAAGCGCGCAGAGATCTTGTCGCCACCGGTCAGGTTCTTGAGCTTGGATTCGGCCCAGCGCTTGCCCTGTTCGGTTTCGATGGCCGCCACGAAGCGTGCTCCGCGCAGCCCCGCCATATCGGTCGGGTGCCGGTCGGTGCGCGTCTCCATGAAGGTGTCCATCGGCGCATTGGTCGCGTAGTCGCCGAGGATGGTGGCCAAGGTGTTCACGAACACCGACTTGCCGTTCGCGCCCGTGCCGTACAGGAAAAACAGCGCGTGCTCCTGCGTCGAGCCAGTCAGCGCGTAACCGACCATTCGTTGCAGGTAGGACTGAAGTTCCTTTTCGCCGCCCGTGACCTCGTCGATGAACTGCTTCCACGTCGGGCAGTCGCCGCTGGGTGTGGCTGTGGTGATCTTGGTCATCCGGTCGGCGCGCTCGTGCGGGCGCATCCGGCCTGTCTTGAGATCGACCACGCCGCCCGACGTGTTGAGCAGCCACGGATCGGCGTCCCACTCGTCGGTGGTGGCCGCGTGCCTGCGGTCAGCGCGCGCCAGCCGCTCCACACCACCGACCGTGCTGGCGCTGGCGAGCTTCGCCGCGACCTTGGGGTTATCGGCGCGGACGGCGGTCTGGCGGCAGACGCTTCGGATCAGGTCGGTGGCGGCCAGCGTGTCCTCGGTGCGCCAGCGTTGGCCGTCCCACACCAGCCACTTGCCCCAGCCAGCCACGTAACGCCAGTCACGGTGGTAGCGGCGGGTGAAGGACAGCGCCAGCGCATCCTCCGTACCCCAGACGGATTCGTCGCTGCTGACCACCGGATCAATGTCATCGGCCACGTCGTGCATCTGCAAGCGTGGGCCGTGGGTGAGAAAGGTGGCGACATCGAAGCCCTCGGCGATGGCGTCCGCCACGTCCCAGCCCTCGGCAGCCTCCTCGGGCGGATAGAGGATGTGGCAGGACTTCGCACCCGCCGACAGGATGGCCTGCGCCGCCTGTGCCGCGTAGTCCCAGCCCGGTTTGTCGCGGTCGGGCCAGATCAACACCGCCTTGGCCGAAAGCGGCGACCAGTCGGTCTTGTCGACCGGGGCGTTCGCGCCGTGCATCGCCGTGGTGGCCACGATGCCCGCGTCGATCAGCGCCTGCGCGCATTTTTCGCCTTCGACCAACACCACCTGCGCGGCACTGCTCATCCCCGGCTGGTTGTAGAGCGGGCGCGGATCGGGCGGTGCCATCCTGCGCCGCTTGGCATCCCAGGGTCGGAACTGCTTCCTTTGCCCGAGCGGGTCGTAGCGGTAGACGACGGCGATGAGATGTCCCGCCGCATCGAGGTAGTCCCACTTCGCGGTGGCCGGGCCGAGGTCATCGACGGGAGCATCCTTCTTGCTCCTGCGCGCCAGAGTCGCCGGAGCACGCCCGACCAGTTCGGTCGCGGTATCGAGCACGCGTGGGAAGTCGGTGTGCGCATCGATGCCGAGGTGGGCCGCGATCAGGGAGAAAATGTCGCCGCCGTCGCCAGTGGCGCGATCCGTCCACAGACCGGTCTTGTCACCAGTGAGCACGACTTCCAGGCTGTCACCCGGACTACCGAGCACGTCGCCGATCAGGAATTTGCCACCGCGCTTCTTGCCTGCAGGGAACAGCGTTGCCAGTACCGATTCCAGCCGCGAGAGCAATGCCTCGCGGATTGCATCGCGTTCGGCATCGACGTCACGAGGAGCGGGCTTTTGCGTGTCGTTGAAATCAAGCATCCGCAGACTCCTCGCCAGACGCTTGCTGCCCGACAATCCACGCTTCCAGCTCTGCAGGCTTGAACCGCACGAGCTTGCCGACGCGGTAATGGGGAATGCGACGCTGCTTGCGTTCCTTCGCTTGCGAGAGCCAGTACGAGGGCAGGTTGAACATCAGTGCAGCCTGGCGTACGTCGATCAGTTGCTCGCCGAGCACATGATTCAAAGTCGTGGTGTTCATGCTTGTGTCCTCCAGCAGCGGTCTTGCCACGCACACATCCGGCACTCGAAGTGGGTCGGGTCGTTGAAGGCGCGCGGCAGGAGCTCGCCCGCCTCGGTGGCCGTGATGACCTTCACCGCCCGATCCGACATGCGCTGGGCCAGCGCCGCGTCAAAGGGCACGAGCTCGGTGTAGATCTCCATCGTGTCGGCGTTGAGGGCCGTGAAGATCGCCGGGTGCTCGTGCAGTTCGAGATAGGCTTGGTAGATCGCCACTTGCGCGGCGTAGATGGGCTTGGAGATGACCAGCCCCTTTTTTTCCAGATCGCTCCAGGACTTGTTGCCCAAGCATTTGCACTCCCAGAGCGCGGGATAGGCGAAGCCCTCGGGGCCCGCGACGATGACGCCGTCGACGTGACCCTGCAGGCGACCGTCAGCCACCGAGAAACCGAACTGCTCTCCGTCTGACTTGCGGGTGCGCAGGTCGAAACCCGCGTCGCGCAGCCACGCAACCATGCAGTCTTCCATGACGTGGCCACGTTCGAAGATGCGCAACATCCGCCCCGGGGTGTCGCGCCCGTGGTCGATGGGAGCCTTGGCGTACTCGAACTGCAGCGCACGCTCGCAGGCCACCCCGAGGCGCGAGGCCCCGAGGTACTGGCGCTCAGACTGGCGGGCGCGGGCCTGCTGCAAACCGGCGTCGACCAGGGCGGTGACCTGGCCCGCGATGCTCGATGAGGAATTGAAGTCCATCATGGCTTTTTCCCCTTCGGTTCTTCCCAGGGCAGGTCGTCCTCCAGATCCGCGAACGGATTGGCGGCTTCGGGTGCCAGCGGATCGGGCGTGGGCGGCAAGCCCCGCACGGGCGGAAACTTGCTGGACTCGTGGTGCGCGACCATTGCGTCCGACCAGCAAGTGACGATGGCGTCGATTACCCGCAGGGCCTCGGCTTCGGAGTAATCGCCCAGCGGCTTGGTGAAGCCGATCTCGCCCGCTGCTTCGCCGAAGGCCTTGAGGCACTGGCGCATTGCGGCCAGTTCGACATCAGACGGATCAATCATGGCGACCTCCGTCTTGTCGATGCGACCTTCCTTGGCCCGCTGCCAGTTGCCGTACAGCGTGTGAAATACATCCTGGCAGCGACGGGAACAGAACACCCAGTCGATGGGATAGCGCCGGGGATCGCCCACACCGTGGCGGTTGTCGGTGTGGCCGTAGCCCCGGGCCTGTCGTTTGCAGACCCAGCATTTCATCGCCCCCTCACTGAGCCCAAGACGGCTTGCCCGTCACGGGTGCGCGTTGCAGAGCCGGTGTCTGATACGCGGGGGCTGCCTGCGCCGGAGCGCCGGACGTGCCGCCGCCCGACGCCTTGGGCGGCACGCCCATCAACTTGGCGTAGTCGGGGTGATCCGGTTCGACCGCCACCTTGACCACGTTGCGATCCTGGCCCTTGCCGTCCTTCTCGATGTCGACACGGGCCAGGAACTCAAGGCCATCCAGTTCGTGGAAGCCCTGGATGCGGCGCGCGGCGGCGGCCTGAGGGCCGTTGTCCTGCGGGTGGACGTTGCGTGCGCTGTTCAGCGCGGCACGGATGAAGCTGCGCCCCATCTGGCCCCAGATCGGCCCCTTCTTGGAGTGCAGCCCGATGTTCGACCACATCTTGCGTTTGGCGTGGTCGCCAGCGGTGACCACGAATTCGGCCGCGAGATAGATGGAGCCGGTCTCGAAGGACTCGGTGGCGTAGCCGCCGCCCCAGCCCTGCGACGGGTCATCGTAGCCACCGGGCTTGATGGTCATGCGCACCGGGACAGTGGTGCCCTTGGGGATCAGATCGAAGCCAGATTGCTGGGCGTCGGCATCGTTGAAGTCATTCCATGCGGTCATTGCGATTACTCCTGAGATTCGATGTGTGTGGGGGTGGCGGCGCTGGCGGGCGTAGCGGATGCGCCCGCGCACTTGGCGATCAGCGCGCCGAGATGCGGCGGCTCCAGCAGGTCGAGACGACCGCTGCGGTCTTTGGCCGGGAAGCCGTAGGGATTGACGGTGTGGGTGACGAAGGCGCGGTAGGCGCTGCCGTCCTCGGCCTTGATCTCGGCCAGCGTCACGACCTCGTCGACGATGCCGGGCAGCTCCAGGCTGGTCTTGCTGCCTTCAATCTGCGGCACGAACACCTTGCGGTTGTAGTCATCGAGGCGTTCGTCGAGGATGGCCACGAACACCACGTTCTTGCCGCGTGCGTGCTGCAGGTGGGTCAAGGCACTCACCATTTCCTGGCCCAGCAGGCCGTAGGCACCGCGCAGATCAGGCTTGCCGGAGCGGTCGCTGGTTGCACCGGGCTGCGTCTTGCACCACGCGAAGCATTGGCGCGACAACTGCGTGATAGAGTCGAGGAAGAACGTCTGGTAGCGGTCGAGCTGCGTCGCGTCGCCGAACTTCTCGATGACGTGGTCGTAGTGCGCCTGCGAGAAGGCAGACTCCGGCGGCAGCGACTTGTCCGGGCCCGCGAGGAACACGAAGAAGTCGCGGCTCTCGGGCCAGGACGCCGGTCGGATGGTGTCGCCCGGCCAGTCGGCCACTGCCAAGTCACCGGCCTCGATGTCGATGAACAGCGTGGTCTTCGGATCGAGGTCTTTGAGCCGGGTGGTCTTGCCGATGCCGGACTTGCCCAGCATCAGCAGCTTGACGCCCTTGCGCTCGGCCATGCGCTGCTTCGCGGAGATGATGGGGAGGCTCATCACGCGGCCTCCTTCAACTGCTCGGCGACGGCGGGATTCCAGAGAATCTGGTAGCCACTGTGGCCGTTGCGCGAGTACGGCATAGCCTCGGCCCACGCCTCACCGGCCTCGGTCAGCTCCCATTCGTCGCGCTCGTTGCGGAACTGAAAGCCGCCGGCCGCCAGCATCTGGTTCGTGGCCTTCGCCGAGCGGTTGAGCAGTTTGCCGAGCTGCGTGGCGTTCAGGGCGCAGATCGGTTCGTTGGCCGATGGCAGCGCGCGGCGCAGCACCTCGGTGGTGATGCCCGTGTTCTCCTGAATGCAGGTCAGCGTCGCCGCCGCCGCGATGCCCGGTTTCACGCCCGGCACCTTCGCCACGGCCTCACCGATCAGCAGGATCGCGGAAACCCGGTCGTGGGTCGGCGCGGGCAAGGTCGCCAGTGCGCCGGGCACGGTGTAGCCGCCGGTCTTGCGGATCGCGGGCAGCACCTCGCTGGTCACCCAGCGCTTGAAACGCTTGGCGGCGTCCTTGGTGCTGCCGAGGATCAGGGCGTAGAGGCCCGATTCGTTGACGTGGTTCTGGCGCTGACGGCCACCCGCCGTAAGGGTCTCCAGTTTCTGGAGATCCTCGGCATCGACGTGCGTCTTGATCGCCTGAGACGGATTGCCCATTTCCAGGGCATCGCAGACATCGGTGGCGTTGAACCACGGCTGCCCCTGATCATCGACCTGGACGCGCACGGCGTGCGCTTCGAACTGGAAGGGAATGATCGCGCTCATGATCAGCCCTCCCACGACACGTCGGCGATGCGGTCGGCCCCACGCGCGGCGCGCTTGCGCACCTCCGTGTGGAGTTCTTCCAGCGCGGTACGGCGGCGGCCGAGCGCCAGCGATTCCGCGTTGGCCGTCTGGATGGCGAAGGCCAGTTCGTCGACCGTGGCGGCATCGAGCGGGACGACGACGTCCTGGCCGTCCGCGCGGCGATACCGGATTTCGTTGGGAAGGTGTTCACCGTAGATGGACGGCAGCTGTTGACGTAGCGAAGCGATGAGGTTGGTGCTCATGGTCATTACTCCGAATCGATGGAAAGGGTGAAAGACGGCTTGCCGGAATCCACAGTGCGAGCGGCGGCGAACTGCTGTTGCAAGGCAGGCGGCCAGTTCGTGAAGCGGGATTCGGAGACGGACAACTTGATGTCGAGGTAACCCTCGACCTTCTCGCCTGAGGCGACGATGCGTTCGGCGATTTCGGTCAGTTGCTTCTGATCCCAGCTGACCTTCTTAGGCAGCTCGAACTTCAGGTGTAACGGGCCATCGCTGATGTGGGCGGTGCCGAAGTCACGGCCGGATTCACGCAGCGCGGTACGGGCCTGCTCGCCGTAGGCGGCGTCGAGTGCCGCGTCGAACTTGGTGCGCGCCTTCTTGAGCCAGTCGAGAGCCTCGTCGAGGTTCCTGTCGATCTCGGCCTTCTGCATAGCGGGCAGCGCGGCCAACTGGCCGACGGACATCTCTGCGATGTCAGCGGGGAAAATGGTGATGTCCTTCATGGCATCGCTCCTCAGACCGCCGCGCGCTCGGACGTCGAGTCGTGCAGCGCCTCGCGCTCGAACTGGATGACCGCGTCCACGGGGTAGCCGACGCGCTTGGACAGCTTCAGGTAGCGCGGGCCGCGACCTTCGCTGCGCCAGCGCTGCAAAGTCTTGGGGCTGACGCCCCACCGCTGGGCCAGTTCGTTTTCGTTGAGCACCCGGCGATCACCGGGTGACATGGTGTTGATCGCCTGCTGGGGCGACCGGGGAATGCTGCTGGTTGGTGTCTGCATGGAATGCTCCTGTGACGTTGTTGGGGAACAGGTGTGATTCCAAACTTCGGGTGGCGAACCTTTAAGGGACGCAATGGCGAACCACGCGGGAACTTCAGGTTCGCCAATCCGCCAGAACCCGCCCAAAAGCAGACGGCGAGCACATGGCTCGCCGTCGTCATTGGGGAAGTAGGGGATGAAAGGGTCAGGCGCCGGGGAAACCGAGCAGCCGACGCTGCTCGCCCCAGTCGCGCGGCAGCAGGTCTTCGCGGCCACGCAGCGTGTGCAGGTTCAGCTGCCGGGGCTGGCGACCTTCGAAAATTGCCTCGACGATGTCCGGGGCCAGCATGGTCATCCGCAGCACCTCGGCCGCCCAGCCCGGTTCCAGTTTCAGCGCACGTGCCAGATCCGAGGTTGTCGGGTAGGTGCCGTCGTCGATCAGCCGCTTCCAGTAGAACGCCTTGCCAAGCGTCTTGATCATCGGCACATCGAAGCCGCCCGTCGCGGCGGCGGCGTAGGGCGTGGGCGGAATCAGCAACTTGCGGTTCTGGCGGCGCTTGATGGTCAGCGGCACCAGCGTGACGCGCTGCCCATCGCTGACATAGCTGCGGGCATCGACTCCGACCTCGATGTGGACTGTGCGTTTGCGCGGGTTCACCGAGGTGGTCATGCCAGTGCCTCCTCAGGGTGCTCACGGGCTTCCTCGACCAGCGGATGCGCGCTGATGTCGGCACGGAATCCGATCCAACCGTCCTCGCGCCAGACGATATCCAGTCCATGCCCGTGCAACTGCACCCGCTCGATCAGCAGTCGTGTGATGCGTTGCTGTTCGGCGGGGAATAACTGCGCCCACACGTCGCCGATGCGCTGCATCGCCACCACCACCTGCGCTTCGTCGAGCGTGCTACCTGCGGGGTGCTGCTGGCAGGCTCGCCAGACCGCGATCAGCATCTGCGGAGCCGAGAGTGCCGCGTGGATTTGCGCCAGCACCGCGTTCTCGATTTCGGCGGCGGGAAGATGACCCACGTCCGGCGTACCGGGCGACAGGCTCGCGCCCGCGTTTCGCCGCTTGTGCAGGTACGGGACGTAGTAGCGGTACTGCCGTCCGTTCTTCTTCTTGACGAAGGAGTGCAGCATGCGTTGCCCGTCGGGCGCGAACAGCAGACCCGCCAGCAGTGCCGGATGCTTGGCTGCGTGCTCGCGCGGCGCTTGCTTGCGTCGTTCGATGAAGGCATATACAGCGTCCCACAGCGCCGGGGCGACGATGGCATCGTGCTGACCCGGATACCACTGCTCGTTGTGAGAAATTTCGCCGAGGTAGATACGGTTGCGCAGCATCGTGAAGAGGTACTGCTGGTCGATGGTGCGGCCCGAGCGTTCGCGCCCGGTCTGCGTCACCCACGCCTTGGTGGTGTGGCCTTCGATGACCAGTTCGCGCACCAGCCGCGCCGCCGAGCCGTGTTCGCCGTAGCGCCGGAAGATGTCGCGCACCAGCGTCGCTTCGCGCTCGTTGACGACGAGTTTGCGCTCGACCACGTCATAACCCAGGGGCGGCACGCCACCCATCCACATGCCCTTGGCCTTGCTGGCGGCGATCTTGTCGCGGATGCGCTCGCCGGTGACTTCGCGCTCGAATTGCGCGAAGGACAGCAGGATGTTGAGCGTCAGCCGCCCCATCGAGGTCGTGGTGTTGAACTGCTGGGTGACGGAAACGAAGGACACGCCGTTGCGGTCGAACACCTCGACCAGCTTGGCGAAATCCGGCAGGCTGCGTGTGAGGCGGTCGATCTTGTAGACGACCACGGTGTCGATCTTCCTGGCCTCGATGTCGACCATCAGGCGGCGCAAGGCAGGACGATCCATGTTGCCGCCGGAATAACCGCCGTCGTCGTAGCCGTCGCCGACGGCGATCCAACCTTCGTGCCGTTGGCTGGCGATGAAGGCAAGGCCTGCGTCGCGCTGGGCTTCGAGACTGTTGTATTCCTGATCCAGCCCTTCGTCGGTGGATTTGCGGGTGTAGACGGCGCATCGCTTCTTCGGCGTGATGCTCTGGCTGCCCGGGGGCAGCGGATTGGCGCGCGGCGACCTCATGCCATCACTTTCTTCGATGCCGGCGACTTGAGGCCGAAGAACACGGGGCCCGACCAGTGGCTGCCCGTGATGTGGCCCGCAATCGCGGATAGGCTCTTGAAGCGTTGCCCTTGGTATTCGAAATCATTCGAGCCGCGCACCAGCACGCGATGCTCGACGTCGTCGTAGATGCGCGTGAGGATGGTGCCGGGCAGCAGGCGCTGGCTGTCGCTGCGCAGTTGCTTGGGCAGGATGCCGGTTTCTCCGACCTCTTCGAGCTTCTTGCGCAGCGAAGACTTCAGGCCGCCGAAGGCGCGTTCTTGTATCCGGTAAGCAAGTCGGCTTTCCAGCCAGGTGCGATGGTGGTGGCCGGGGCGCTCGTCAAAATGGTCGTCCCAGAGGGCCCAGAGGTCGTCCATCGACAAATGGGGAAGCGCCGCGACACGTGCGGCGACCGAGGCGGTGGAGGGTTGTGCGTGTGCCGTCATGGGCGAACTCCGTTGTTGTGATCGGGGTTCGCATTCACGCGCTGCTGGCCGAGGAAGCCAAGGCTAACGCACTCGCTGGTTTCGATGGTGTCGCGCGACGGACGCGCGCGCAGGCGTAGGAGTGCAGCGGCCAGCAGGTCGGCGATTTCCTGCTGCGCGTGTCGAGGCCGGTCAGACGGCGGGAAAAGGGAGATGGGTTGGATTTCTGTCATGGCAAGCGTTCCGATGGAAAACGCTGCTCATGCTAGAAACCAAGGGCACTTCGCGTAACGTGATTTAGCGGGAGTGCGCGGGTCTTCGCGCTAGCTGATGCGCTGATTGAAGCAATAGTGATCTGGCATGTTCGGCCGTGTGCTCGCATGCACTTCGGTGATCCGGAATTCGTACCCGAAATCGGTCATCTGATTCAGTGGGACTTCGACATACGAAGTCGGCCCCGTACCGACCGGTTGAGGACCAAAGTCCGGCCACGCTTTGAACAGGGCCCGATATTCCTTCTCTCGACTGTAGGTCTGACCGCACAGATAGAAGGCACACAATCTGGAGATGCCTTGAAGCACGAACTCGCGCCCATGTTGCTGCCGAATTGTCGAAACCAGATCAGTCAGCAGCGGGATGGGCGTCCCCGGCTTCGGTTCGTAGACGATCTTCCGGAAGTTGGGGTTCTTGGCCGTGATGTCGATGGTCAGCCGAACGCCATCGGACGCGGCGAAGTTTCGCCAGAAGTATTCCTCGTCTTCTTGCGACAGGCTGGCTTCAGTGAACGATGCATAGAAAAGCTGCGGCAGCAGCAGGGCGTGATACGTCGGTGAGCCACTCGCATCCGGCTCAAGGTATCCACGCAATCCATGTGTCTGGCAGAAGGTGACGATCTCCCCATCGTTGAGTCGCTTCTCGATATTCGTCAACCGAAAAATCCCGGTCGAGAGAATGTTTTCTGCCGCCTCGCGCGACGTGTAGTGATAGACGGTCGCCGAGGGGACGCTTGGCCACAGGTGGCCAGTAATAGCATCCGACAACCTCGGGCAGGGCTTCGCCACGTCGCTGACGGTCTTGTCGGTCACGGTGATGTCTTGCAGTTGCATGACCTCGGAAACGCCATGCTTCGAGAGGATCACATTGATGTCGGCGACGATGGCGTTCAGGGTCATGATCTGCATTGCCACCAATCAGCGAACCGGCAACTGGCCGTTCGACACGAACTGATCGAAGCTGTCGAAGCTCTCCTCGTCCTGCCAAGACCGATCCCATGAGCGCGGTTCGGCGCTTTCGAGCAGGAGCAAGGTGAGGACGCGATCACGCGCGCCGAAGGTGTGCTTGAACTCGCACAGTTTCATGTTTGGCGCTTCTTCCGGGCACCAGATGGCGGCGGACATCTCCGTGCCGTCCCACTCTTGCGCGATGCTGGCGTCGGCGGCCAGCGTGCCTGGCATGGGCTCCACCGGCTCGCCGTTGCGCCGGATTTTTGCCCGCGTCTTGACGGCGCTGCTGCTGCGCCACTCGTACTTCATGTAGCCGTTGTCCCAGTAGACGAGGATGGCGCGTTCCGTCGTGAACTTGATGTAGCGGATGCACAGCGCCTCCAGCGAGACCTGAAACCGCTGGGCGATGTCGCGGAGGAAGCGAAAGTCGATGCGCTGGTTGGCAATCCAGTCACGCAGCAGATCGCCGGGCATCAACAAATTGCTGGCGAAGTCGTCGGCTTCCCGTTCGATGTCGCGCAGCGTTTCGATGCCGGAGTGGACGCTCTGCTTGTCGCAGTTGAAGCGCTGCCGCTGAGCGCGATGCAGGATGAAGTGGCCCAGCTCGTGGGCGATGGTGAAGCGCTGGCGTTCTGGTCGTGATTTGCCGTTGTAGGCGATACCCCACACCTCGTGGTCATTGGGGTCGCGCGCCAGCATCCCCTCGAAGGCGTCTTCGTTGAACGGCACCGGTGGCCTGATCTCCCGAACGCCGGTGCCGTAAGGCGTGCCCGGCAGCATTTGCCGGACGACTTCCAGATCGATGGCGTCAGGCGCACCCTCGGCGCGGTACCACGCCCGCAGCCACTTGATGACGTGGCTGGCGGCGATGGAACCAGTGAGGGTTTGCGCTGCGCTCAATCGTCATTCCCCGCTTTTGCGCGAAAACATGATCTTCAGGACGTCCTGATAGTGCTTCTTCTCTTCCTCGGTCATCCCGGCGTACTCGCGGAAAAAGGCCACGTCCTCGGGACTGGCCTCCGGCGCTTGCTGCATGGGGACGCCCATCACGTCCTCCATCGTCACGCCGAGCACCTGGGCGATCTTCTGAATCCGCTCGGCGCTGGGGCGCTGCCCGTCCTTCATCTCCAGTTCCCAGATGTAGGCCTTGGTGCAGCCGACCGAGTCGGCGACCTGTTGCAGCGTCAGATTCTTTGCCTCGCGCAAGCGCCGCAGGCGTGCTCCGAATGCCGAAGCCATCGATTGCTCCTGTCAGTGCGGTGTTCTCAACAAGTCCGAAAGTATAGCAACAAGATACCAGTGAGCGCCAGATGTGCCATGTTGATTGACAAGCGGAAATCGGCGGTTCAGAATCGCGTCAGTATCTTGTGGCTTTACTTTTACGAGATGCATGTTCAGAAACCCTGTCGCTGGCACGTGCAGCCCGATCCCCGGTCGCAGACCTCCGACGCCGATCCAGAAAGGACGAACAAGATGAAGAAAACCTTTGTCGACGTGATGCTCGAGCTGCCGGTGGATACCACGCTGCGCGACTTCCTGACTTCACATGGCCTGCCCGTGCCGGACGGGTTTGCGTGGGACGACACGCCGGAGACCAGCCAGTTCCTGGTGGAGGCGATCAAGGTCTGGCCGGATGCCGATGCCCGTGACCGCATGGCAGCCAACCTCAATGCCAGCGTCCAGTTGGGTGATGCGGCAGGCAAACAGGCGATGTTCGAGGCGGCCGTCGACGATGCGGCCGCCTTGTCCGGTCTGGCCTTGTGCTCCAGCGATCTGCACCGTTCGTTCTGGCTCTACGCTCACCACCCGGCGCTGTTCGAGCGCGCCTGTGATTTCGACCATTGGGAACACCACGGTTCACAAGCGCAGCACTACGACCTGGGGTTGAAGCGCAAGCCCATCGGTAGCGACACCGCGCTGGCCGGATTGCGCCACAGCATCTCGGCCTTTTACAAGCGCGAGCTGCAATGCGGGGACGGCAGCGTGGCCTATCTGGTGACGCGCACGCCCGGCATCCACTTGCTGATCGTTCACGTCAAGGATTCGGCCATGCTGCGGCTGGAGTTCGAAGGCATGACGCTGACGCGCCGCATCGGCAATCCCAACATCCCGCTGGCGCTGGAATATTCCGAGACCACCGGCGTCGTGCGTGCGCTGGTGCGTGGTGGGGCGAAGTACCAGCAGATGCTGATCAATGCCTTCGCCGAGCATGTGCTGGGCGTCAAAGCCCATGCCCAGAAAATCAAACCGCCGACCCTGGATTTGTCGATGCTGCGCACCGGCTTCGACGTGCCGGAGGTGTTCGAGGATGGGTTCTCGCTGGTGCAGCTCAAGGCGCTCACTCTCCTCAGCCCGGGCGGTGATCTGAAAATCGAGTGCACCGCGATGCAGGCCAGTCAGCAGCGTTCGGTGCATGAGTTGCTGAAGGAACAACTGCCCGGCCCGCTGGAAGGCAACTGGGCGGTGACGGCGGCGCAGGTCAATCTGTACTACCCGCCAGAGCCAGGACGCACACGCCCCAAGGTGGTCAGCATCGAAGTGACCAGCAAAGGACGGCTGAACCTCAACAAGTTCGACGCCAAGATGCAGGCGCAACTGGAAGGCTATCTGGTCGCGGTCGGCATCTTGCAGAAGGGCCAGACCCTGAGCGCGACCGAAATGCCGCCGGAAACGGATGCTGTCGGCTCGACGCCGGTGATCGAGGGCTGACCGATGGCGGCGCATGACGCTTGGGCCTTGATCTGCCGCCTGTTCGCGGGCGGCACGCCGGTGCTGCGCGCCACGCTGTCGCCGCGCGAGGCATCGGCATTGTCCGCCCTCGGCAAGGCGGTCAAGCCAACGGTTGTGGATCAGTCCTTCGTGCTCTGTCCGCACTGCCAGCAGCATCGGGCGCAGGTCTGGGGCGACGGACGCGGCGGACGCATGTGCCGTTGCCCGGACTGTGGGCCGGTGAGCGTCGAGGCGGCCGATGGTGCGGCGTTGGCCTTGGATGAGGACTGGCTGCGCCAGAAACTGCGCCTCGCACTCGGCATCGAAAGCCGCGACGGCATCGATGACCTCGGCGGTGGTGTGTGGCGGCTCGGTGATGCCCGGCGCTCGCCTGCCCTGCTGGCCCGCGATCTGACGCGTGTGCTGTACGAACCTGCACTGCTGGTGCGGGTGAGGGTGGCAGGCGGCGATATCCGGTTGATCACCCCGAGGTCAAGCGCGACACGCGGATCGCCCTTCAGCGCGGGCGTGGAATGGCTGGTGCTGGAAGAACGCTTTACGTTCTATGGCGGTGCGATCACGTTTATCCCTTCGGTGCCGTCTGCAGTGCCAACAGTGGCCGATCCGGCCTCGCCGGTGAACGGGCCGTTCTCGGCGGACTTCAGGTGGGCGATGCTGCCCAACATCAGCGATGCGCCGATCCAGTTCACCCAAGGCCAGGCCAAGGTGTTCGAGGCGTTGTGGTCGTTCAAGGGCGTCGAGATGGACGGCGAAAGGATCATGCAGCGCGCCGGCCAGAAGAGCGACAAGCCCATCGACCTGTTCAAGATCAAAGCGAAAGACAAGGACAACCCCCTGCATAAAGCACGACTTGCGGCCTACGGCGCGCTCGTGATCACGCAGCAACGCGCGGGGCTGTATGAGATGCCGTGTGCGGCAGCGGGAAAGGAGGTCGCCATGACGTGATTTCACCACCCGACGCGCCAGGCTCGCGCGACTTCAAGAGCCTGACCTTTTCAATTTTCGGAGTACATGAAATGAGCAGAAAGAACCAATGGGTCGTACCCGTCAACGGCGGTGAACAGTGGGGGGTGCGTGGTGAAGGCAACGACCGCCTCACCTCCGTCCACGACACGCAGCAACAGGCGATTGACCGTGCGCGCGGAATCGCCATCAACCAGCAGAGCGAGATGTTCATCCAAGGGCGTGATGGCCAGATCCGTGAGCGCAACAGCTACGGTAATGATCCATTTCCGCCCAAGGGCTGACGTGGAAGCTGGCCTCGCGGGTTTGCCGTTGTGCTTTGCTCGTGCAAACCCGCGAGCCAACCATTCGCCTCGGCACGCGCACAAGTGGTTGATGAACAACGCTGTCTGCGTGTGCCACTGCGAAGAAGTTGGCGCAAGTTTCGAGAGAAGATAGGGCGGAACAGGGGCGAACTGGGCGCGCGGTGGTGGTCAGGTGGCTGGCTGCAGCCACACGCAGAACGACTCCGAACCCTGCGTGGCTTGGGGAATCCACAAACGAAAACGCCCAACCGAGAACAGTTGGGCGTTGAATTTTGGTGGAGACGAGGAGGATCGAACTCCCGACCTTCGCATTGCGAACGCGACGCTCTCCCAGCTGAGCTACGTCCCCACGTGTGCGGATGTTATCAAAGTGCCGTGCGCCCCGCTGATCCACGTGTTCACGTGGGGGACTGCGCCTTGGGGGTTTCCATCGTGAGTTCGACGCGGCGGTTGACGGCGCGGTCGACCGGGTTCCACGGGGCGGCCATCGGGCGTGTGTCGGCGTAGCC